ATGAAATTATGTACATATACAAAAGATGAATTAGGTAATGATGTAGCTATTTATCCCAATGGCTTTACATTTACTGGGATATTGAATAATAGTAATCCAGTCAAGGGAACCATCAAAGACGATAAAGGTCACCTTGTCTATGAGGGGGAAATAGAATTTGATATATATCAATATTTTCAGCAGTATCAAAAGAGTGGTAGAACTATTAAAACTAAAAAGTAATGAGAACATTAAGATTTATTGGAATGGCAATAATTGCCGTAATTATGAGTGTTAACTTTACTGCATGTAGTGATGATGATGGGGATGAAGTTATTTTTGTCTTGTCAGAAGAAGACAAAACAATGCAGTTTACAGATGAAGGTGGAGAAAAGAACATTTCATTTAAACTTAATAGCGAGGAATGGCATAGTTATCCAACTGACAAGGCTGTAAATTGGGTTTCTTATACGCCACAAGAAGGAAATAGAGGTGATAATACCGTAACGTTTAAGGTATTAAGAAATATAGGTCCATCCAGAAATTACAGTGTAACTTTTTCCAGTCAATATAATCGATATGATGCTACGTGGATACATGTTGTCATAAACCAACAGGGAACTGATGATACATCGGGAGTATACACCATTGAACTAGAAGCTGGTACGTTGCCAGGAATTATTTCAGAAGAGTATAGATCATCAATAACTGAGTTGACGTTAAAAGGTGATTTGAATGGTGCAGACATTCTTCTTCTACGAAGGATGTTAAATCGATCACCATTTTATGATGGAGCGCTAGCTGTGCTAAACTTGGCAGATGCCAATATAGTAGAAGGTGGTGGGGACTATGATGAAGCAGCTAACGTTACGGAATTGACTTCCAATGATGAAATTGGAGATGGTATGTTCAGTGCTGGTTCTAGAGACATATTAGAATCAATCATCTTACCTAATTCTGTTAAAGTCATTGGTACTTCAGCTTTTAGGGACAGAGGGAACTTAACCACTATTATCATTCCTGACAATGTGACAACAATCAAAGCATATGCTTTTGATTCTTGTACTAAGTTAACTTCACTAGAAATAGGTAGTAAAGTTGAAGAGATTGGCATATACGCTTTTTGGGGAACTCATTTGAAAGAAATCCATATAAAGACTCCAATACCTCCAACTATAGATTTTAATACATTTGATAGCTTTGCTTATAATGCTACTTTATATGTCCCTATCGGTAGTATTGACACTTACAAAAGCACAGAAAATTGGAGTAAATTTAAAAATATAGTTGAGGAATAAACTCAATATTTGAAAACAGCATTTGGAGCTATTCATTTGCTAATCATATTATTTACAAATTTAATTATTAATAAAAATGAAAACATTAAGATTTATTGGAATGGCTATTATTGCCGTAATTATGAGTGTTAACTTTACTGCATGTAGTGATGATGATGAAGACGAAACTGCCACTAACCCTTTAATTGGTACATGGCAGGAAGTTGATAGCCCAAACTATGTTATTTGGACTTTTAAAGCTGACGGAACAGGAACAGAGCAAGAGTACTATCAAGGTAATTGGGAAGATCCGTATTCATTCACCTACACTTATGATAGCAAGACTTCTATATTGGTTATTAACTATGGGGAACATGCAGGTGAAGATGAGATTGATAGTTATGATGTTACTATTGATGGTAGTACTATGAAAACTATAGACCGTGACTATGGTTACGAAACTACTTGGAAGAAGAAGTAAGTACTACATCATCTAATTAAGAAAACAGCATTTGAAGCAATTCATTTGCTGTTTTTTTTTTTATTGTTTTCTATACATTAAGAAATAGATTATTCGTATCTTTGTGATGATAACTTAATGTCAAATCAGAACAGGTAATTAGGAAGTAGTTAATTAGCGTCACCTATAGCGTCACCTGCTACCAATTGATGTAGAAAACAAAAAAGACCGCCAAGAGTGGAAGCCTCCTAACAGTCTAAATCTTAATCTTGTAGCGGGACCCGGGATTGAACCGGGGACCTCATGATTATGAACTCTAAGGTCTTTTCCGTCTATCTAATTGCAAAGAAATAAGTTGCAGACTTTCTCCTTTTTCTTCGTACTACAATCGTGACACATTTGCGGTTTTTGTGAAAATCTCCCAAATTTCTTCGGGGGATTGGATCACCGGGCCGCAACTCCCGGTGAACGCAACATCGTTGCAAAGATATGCTTTATTTTGAAAATAATCGTTTGAGCGATTTAAAAATATTCGTCCGCTTGAAATAGAGAAAGACGCAAACCGCCAATAGTGCAAGATAAAAAATATATCTCCAATGTTTTGAATCGGCAACGGGTGTTTCTTGCTTTGTTTGCAAGTTGCTATCCATTATTGATTCATATTGCGCCTTATCGCTTGCAGAAACGGCCCTATTTTCAATTTTCCCTTGTTTGCTGAACACTTTATTGATTGATAAGGTTTCGATTGATTTGACGGCTTTATTTCGCTTCGCTTGTTCCGGTGGTTTATATCTTGGCGGAAAAGAATCTGTTTTGGCTTCGTTTTTACCGATAGATTCTTCGGGGGCCGATTCACCTTCAGTTGATGTTTCGGCCGGATCAAAATATTCAATCCGGGTGTATGTTACTTCAAGGCCGGACATTTTACTTGTGTCCATCCGGGTTTCGAAAAAAGTCTTTGTGTCTTCGCTCTTAGCCGTGTTTTTTACGGAAGAAGAAGCCATTTCGGACAACTTCTTCGTCGAAGAACATGACATGAAAAACAGCGCAAACATAATCAAAATAAAAAAATAGAATATTTTTTGCATAACTACATTTTTTTAAGTTCCGACAATCTATTCAACCATCCTTTGCGGAAACGTTTTTGAGTGTACTTCAAAAGTTCGTTTTCGGTTGCCTTTCGGCCGATCTTCCTTTCATACTCCAAAACGGAACGTTCAACAATGTCATTGATAAACTTCACACGTTCGTCATAAATTGCCAAAAACAGTGACTTGGGATCGGCAAAGTTTACCGCTTCGATGGTTTTAGGACCGACAATGCCGTCGGCCTTTACACCAAGAAGACGTTGCGGTATTTTAATTCCATGCACCCCGGAAGCCCAAACCCAATCAACCAATATGTTTGCAACTTTTTGGTCATGGATTGTGTCTGCCTTCCAACGATTCCAATAATGAGGAACCAAGACCCGGTCCCGGACATCTTCATTCGTTAAGAGCTTTAGATCAGCAACGTCAATGTCCCCGTCCCCGTCTTTGTCGTAGCCAACTTGTCGCCAAGTTGATATTGTGACGCCTTTGTTGGTTGCGCCGCCCCGATCTGTCGGATCATTGACGAACCCACCTTCCCAACGAAGTATAAATGGCAATAATATGTTAACGTTGGCCATTGTCGCCCCCTTTCTTCAACTCGTGCAAATCAATATCAAAATGCCTTTCGGTTTTGTCTACCATGATACGTTGTGCAATTTTCGCCCATTTTGCATCATTACAAGACGATTCATTTTCTAACATTGACCAAACTTGCCAAAAGCAAACGGCCCCGGCGACAATATTTGCTAATTTGACGGGCAAACCTTCAAAAATATACGCTTGCATCAAGAATGCAAGAACGGTCAATGCGTAGACTTTTATCAAGGTGACAAAGACCCTTCCGGCGTAGTTGCTTTTAAACTTGCCGTCATTCGCCCCGGGAAATCTCTTTTTAACACGGCGGGATAAAGACCAAGCCGTCCAACAATCCATGAAGACCGCCAAAGTGCAAATCAAAATAAATGGAACGGTTGGTTCAAGAAACGCACAAACCGCACCAAAAACGCCAAATATGTATTTGCCGACTAAATTTATAAATACCTTTAAAATTCCTTCCATGATTTATGTGAATTGGAAACACTTGCCAACTTTGACAATTGTAGTGTCCATAGGGTACAAATTGATAGGCGGCAACCCTTTTGATTCACGTTCTTTGTTGATTATCGGAATACGTTGTTCGGCGTTTTGTATTGCACCGATTAAAACGTCTGATCCGGTAAAACAAGAACGCCTTTGTCCTTTAGGTTTTCCGTCTTCTTCAGCTTCCCAAGACCCGTCCGGCAACCAAGTTGGGAAACATACTTGCATTTGCATACGAAGGCCGCTTGAATTTTTACCCGGAAAATTCGTCGGCTTAATAATTGTTTTTTCAATCAAAATGTGTTGCCCGAAAAGTTCGTCTATTTCGATTCCCTTTCCGACAACAACATCAGTTGTAACCCCAAGATCACTAAATTTCATTGTTGATAAGTATAAAAGTTATTGAATAAGCTGATCCGAAAAATTTTCGAAATCGGAATCAACCATTTGTTTAATCTCTTCAACTTTGTTTAAATAAGCAATGTACTTGTCTTGCAACGACTTGTCTTTTGAAATTCCAAGTTCAAAACGCTTGTTGTCGTTTGCGAGATCAATTTCTTGTGTAACATCCCAAATATTTGCAATGACCGCTTTTTTTGTGTCTTTTTTATTTGGTATGCCCCACAGTAATACGCTGTCACATTCCCAAGTCTTTTTTGCCGGGACATCTTCTTGATCAACTTCTTTTGGTTGATCAATTTCTTTAAAATTGTAGTTGTAGAACCATGAACCATTGCCAAGATTCTGAAATACATTTGGCTTATCGTCTGAAATTGATTTCATACGCTGAATTTTTAAAAAGTTTGTTTACAAGGTTTATAGAATCGCAATACTTACACCAACCCCACCAACTGCAAACTTGCTGTTTGTATGATTCGAATTTCACGTCAGTCTTTTTATTTAGTTCTGCAACCCGGCGGCAAAACCTTTGCTTGATCGACTTACGCAAAAGGGTGTGAGTATGAAAGAAGCGGTAACCCAAAAAGTCGATCCCTCGTGAATCGACCGGAAAAACTTGAAAGTTGTGCTTGATTTTCAACTTCAAATTATCCCGAAGGTAAACCCGCATGTCACGCAATAAGGCGTGAAGTGATTCTTTGCTTGAAGATAGAATCACAATATCATCGGCGTAACGATAGAAGTATCTTACTTGCTTGACTTCTTTGATCCAATGATCAAAGTAAGCAAGATACAGATTTGCGAAGTATTGGGATAAGTAATTCCCGATAGGTACGCCGTCAGCCGAATCAATAATTTCGTCAAGTAACCAAAGCAAGCGTTTATCCTTTATCTTTCGGCGAACAATCTGTTTCAGTATATCGTGATCAATGGAAGGATAAAACTTGCGAACATCAATCTTTAAGCAATACAATGTGCCTTCCGGGTCTGTTTTTAGGTCATATTTGACCTGTTTAGCGGCCGCATGAATTCCCCTATTCTTAATGCAAGAATAGGTGTCATTTGTGAAGACTGAAACCCAAACAGGTTCAAGCACATTCATGATTGCATGATGTGTGATTCTATCCGGGAAATATGGAAGCCTAAAGATTTGACGCTCCTTTGGTTCATAAATAGTGAAGACATCATAATCAGATGTCTTATATGTCTGATTCAAAAGCATTTTATGAAGATGTAAAAGATTTGCGTCACGACTTTTGTCATGACGTTGCACACCATAAGATTTCACTTTTCCTTTACGTGCTTTTTCATCAGCTAATCGCAAATTATCAATGCTACAAATCTGATCGTACAAATTTCCAAGTCTTTTCATCTTTCTTTAAATTCTTGCATATCAGTGTGATATATGTTTGCTTATATAATAGGGGCCTTCGGGTTTATACACCCTACCAACACCGTTTTATAAAATTTATTTTTTGCCCTTGGTTTCCCAAGTCATGCAAAACAAAAAGTTCTGCTTTTGTGGCAAGGTTTCCGTCGATGCAATATTTTTATAAGCATAGCTGAGAACCGATATTCGCACTCGTATTCGACGCCGTATTATTCGTATTCGAGTAGCTGACACCTGCATTCGTACCATTATTCGAAGAACCGCCGAACAACACACCCCGACGACGGACAACCCTTTTATTTCAATTCAAAATTTCAAAATCCGATTCGGGGCGTTACACGCCCGGTAAAAAGCAAAGCCGAGAACCGACATGCGCACTCGCAGCCGACGCCGCATAACTCGCATACGAGCAGCCGACACCCGCATACGTACCAGCATGCGAAGAACCGCCGAACAACACACCCCTTTGGGATTCACCGGAAGCCGGAATATTTGTATAAAAGTAGTCGGCAAAATAGGTTGTTGATCCGGCTCCAACTGCAAGCGGCATAAATTCGCCATGTTCACCGATAATCATTTCCTTGATATAACCTTCTTTGCGTGGCAATACCCCCCGCAATTCGTAGTTATTATAGTTTGTATCTTGGAAGTTGGCCGGATCGTCACACACATAGAATTCAGATAAACCACCGCTGACATCGGATTGAATTTTGCATTTACACCCGTCAACCCATGACCAAATGTGACCGAATGGATTTTCTATTCCACGATAAGAAGGAACGCCAACGGTTAAGATCGTTGTATCGTACTCTCCCGGTAAGTTGTAATTGACAACCCCGGTTGCATTACCTAATGAATTGGTCACACCGCAAGGAAGAAGTGGGTAATAACCCGAAAAATTGCTCCATTTCGTACTGTTTACCGTTGTAACCCCCGCACCCAATCCGCCTTGCTTATATCCTTCCGAAGTTGGTTGCGCATTGAAAGCTAATTGGCAATTAAAGTTAGCATACTCAACGGCACGCAACCAATACAAAGCACGTTGGACGAAATATGTGTCGCAATTCCAATTGATTGATCCACGATTCCGGGCGTACTTTCTGAAGTTGGTTAAGCTGATTGCAGTTGCGGGACGCCCCAATTGCGTTTTGCTTAGTTCGTCCCAAGCCGTTTGATTCCCCCCGCCCCTGTAATCGGCTGAAGTGTTGACGACTGAAGCCAACTTCAATGTTGAACGTTGAAGGGCGGCTTCATACGCTGAAATATACATTTTAGAAATACGGTTGAAACCGGGTAAAGCAAAGGCGGACATCAAGCAACGCCGCTTTGTTCCTTCCATTTCGAAGCGGATGAAGTGTTCCGGTATTTCGACCATGACTTGACCGCTTGCCCCTGTAAGATCGGCGGCGGCCCCATTGTCACGCTTGGTCGAATCTTGTGCGTGCAAATAATAGACTACATTTCCGGCATCATTTAAGATGCAACGGCGCATAAGTGATTGAATAGGTAGTGAAACGTGAAGTTCCGGCCGACCTAATCTTGTGCATACTGAAGAAGCGACAAGGGTGTCCCATTCTATCCCATAATAATAATCATAAGGAAACTTCGGTTTCGTGTTTCCTACGCCAATAAGGATTCCCATATTAATAACCCCATTTAAGTTTGACATTAGACAATGAAGTTTGTTTCACTGCCTTGATAATTTCCGGGTTCCAACCCGTTTCGAATCTTGTTTCGATGAAGACGCCGTCTTCTGATCCGGCGGGTGTCACTTCAAGCGAAACATCTTCCGTTCCTTCATTTTTCAAAAGGAACGCTTGACCATCCGCCAACGAAAAATTGCCGTCTTGCAATCCTTCGATATTGCCAAACTTGGCAACTTGCGGACTTACCATTTCACCACTTCTTGTGTTCATAAGTTGAAAATTTTAGTTCAAAAATAGCTTGTATTATATCACTGTGATATATTGTTGCGTAAAAAAAGCATATCTTCCCGGCATTGATAGGCTCTTTTTATGGCCAAAAGGTATGATTCATAATTACATATCAGCGTATACGAATAAACATAGATCATTGGGCTAAAATCATAATGAACTCCATGTTGAACCGTTATTCGTTGTTTTTTGTATTCCGTTCGAAGAATTTATCCGAATGCCGTAATTGCCGATTTTGACTTCAAAACCTTCAGTTGCTTGCATCTTTAAGTAATTTCCGTTTGCCGTCACTAACAAGCCATCTTTGCCAATAATCGTTTGTTGTGCTCTTCTTCTCAATGGCAAATCCTGCATTCCAATATACATGGTTCCCCTCCAATCTCTTGAAGAATATGCGTACATAGTAAACAACGCTCTGTATTTACCTTTATTTAGCATCACATTTATTGGATCAGAAAATTTTCCGCTTGCAACCTTAGTTGAATAGCTTGTGCCATTGTGGGCATAAACATCAAGATAACATTCAGCACGATCTATTGTTGCGCCACTAACCCCACATTGAGCATCAAAGCTCGCTTCGGAATAATCTTCATCTATTGTAAAATCAGTGTAACAAACGAAATTATTTTCTTCTTCATAATCTACACGGTCATTCCACGGGTCACGTATTTCCGATCTATAACCGGGACATGTGGCATATAATTCTCCGTCGTCACTTTCAATTGTAACCGAAGACATTGAAGACCCCGATTTAAAATTCACTCTAACCCATTCGTCAAGGGATGAAATTCTTGGCAAAGCAGAACTTGTTATTTTTATGCGTTCTTTGTTGTTTTCATCATATCCAACTAAATCCTTGCCTACTACCTGCAACCATCCTATCAGTGCTTTGTCATTTTCAAATTTCACTTTCCCGGCGGCAAATGAAGCGACGTTTCTCAATCCGTCGAGTATGATATTAGTCACTCCGCTTGTACTCCCTTGACTTTCCATTCTTTGATTGCGGAAAATGAAGTTTGCTATGTTTGCAGATTCAGCAAGCAATAATTCAGTTGCGACGCTTTCAAATTGTGCGCCGAAATTTTCCCAATAAATAGTGTTAGTTGGTAGTTTGTTACTGAAAATGCCCGCCGTCTTTTTTGCTTTATAGTATATATTGTTATACTTTACGACATCAATGCGGGACATATTACCGTAGTAAGATTTGGAAGAAGAATATTGTCCACGAAAAACAATTGCCGGGCCATCATATCCGTCTTCACCCGGATCACCCTTGTCACCCTTGTCTCCTTTATCACCTTGATCACCCTTGTCCCCTTGATCACCTTTGTCTCCTTGACTTCCTTTTTCACCGCTGATTCTTACGGGTGTACTCCAAGTACCAATCAACTTGTCATTGGCGTCGATTTGCGCCTGTGTAAACCAAAGATATTGTCCTGTTGTCAATATTGGTGGTGTATCACTCCAACCCGAAGGATTCCGGGATGAAACCGACAAAGCGGGTGCATCCGTTAAGCTTGTGTTTGATTTATATTTAAAGTCAGTGTATGCCCCGTCAACGCCGTCTTCTGCGGTGACTTGTATTGGTGTACTCCATGTCCCCGCAAGACCTGTCGCCCCGGAAATAGTCGCTTTACTCATCCACCATTTGCCCGTTGATGTTGGCGCATCACTCCAACCCGAAGGAATAGAAGATGTTCCTGTTGGTGTTGTGGGTCTTGTTGTTGATTGCTTGAATACATAGCTAACCCAATTTCCATTTGTTCCTTGTGATCCTTGTGACCCTTGTGCGATTAATTGCCAATAAGCCGTGTTTGATGGGCTGATTCCTTTTGTTTGCCCTTCGCCAATTCTTCGGAATGAAGACAATACGCCATTTGCAGTGAAGGAAACTTCATCACCCGGATAATAGATTGTTGTGGAAACATAAGGGCCACACCACACACCAAGCGGGCTTTCGGTTCCGCCGGGGCTTTGAATAAGGGTTCCTTTCAATCTCAACTTCCTGTCATTGTTCCGATTCCATTCCAACGAACAAGAAGCATCTCCCATTTTAAAAGAATTGCCGTCAAGGTTGAAAACACATGATCCGTCACTACTTTCAATTTGTCCGGTACGAATAAACTTCCCGTTGATCGTGGTTGAACCGTATGTCAATGAGATGGCCCTAACACCATCCACGACCGAATGAAGAACACCAACCCAAAAATGATAATACATTGGGTCTTCGTTCACTGTCATTTGACTTGTTGAAAATATGATTGATCCGGCATTTCCTATCTTTTGGCATTTCGCATAAATATAATATGCTGTTTCATCTTTGGTCAATGTTGTTGATGCGGTTGAAAGATTCCAATTACGGATTGATTTTTCAATCGTCAAATGAGTAAGAACACCGCCCGTCACGTTTACAAGATTCTTATTCCCATTGTAATTTGCTTCAAACATAGTGTTTTGAAGCATGAATTGCATTGATTTTGCTCCAACGGACAACATTAGCGTTTCAATACTTCCCGGCTTGATCTTTTCGGTGTAATAGTCGCCTTCCGGGTCGAATATCATTCCCAATATTTCTTGCGCTGACATCCATTTCCGGCGGGCCTTGGACGGGTCGGCCAAATCGTTGATCTGAATTATTTTGTCAATGTCAATAAGGTCAGAAATGATTCGATTATAAATGCTTTGTTCAACTGTGTCGGCAATGGTCAACTTGTATTTATACTCATTGATAAGGTCACGGGTGAATCCTGTTATTCTGATAGACTTATCAACATTCAGATCATCGTCAACGACATGAATGTAGTCACCAACCATGAAGATATTGACAACCGAACCATCACCAACGAATTTCAAAAGGAAGCTTTCAACAATAGTCAAGTTGTAGCAAACTTTAGGTTGACAATTTTGCGCCAAATATTCCGGTCCCTTTTGTGCCAATTCTTTTTCGGCCGTATCAATCTTATCTTGTGGTAAATTGATGTCAAGCAAAGCGTATTCATCACCTGCCTTGATTTGGAAGGCTGAAGACGTTTCACTTGGAAAAGTCATTCCTCTTTCATCCGTAAGACGCTTCAAAACAAATGTCTTTGTCGCATGGTCATAAGAATGAATGTCGAATTCATATCCGGCAAGACCTCCCGTGTTGAACTTGATCTTTGCCGCAACGCCATCAATCAAATATTTGGTCGTCTTACCATCTGATTCTTTTTCGTTTAGGTCAAAAGTCATTGAAGAATCTTTAAACTTCAATATACTATCCCCTTTGCTTGTTACCCGGCTGTTGAATCGGGGGTGAATGTCGTCAAAGTGCTTTTCATCTTCCCAAATACCATATTGTGCGATTGCTTTTGCATCTTCAATGAAACTTTGAGCTTTAGTCTTTCCCGGCAAGCAAAGACGATCATTGCGGTATTTTGAACCAAGATTATTGCTTCCGCCAAAGACTTTCAACCTTGTGACAATATTTGAAGTTGAAACGTTTTCACGTGACAAATCATAAATTCCCCGTCCCTTGCCATATTGGAAAGTATATGGAAATGTCGTTCCGGCCTTTTTTATATTGATCGTCTTCACACCATTCAATTGTGTGATTTCAAACTCTTGTTCAAATTCTTGGCAAAGCCGTTGAAGGACGGCCAAACAGTTTTCACAATTGAATGTTAGATTTCTTGTGTCTGTTTCGGGACATACACCAAGTTTCCATTGTCCCGGTAATACACGGTCAACGTTGGCGATCAATACTTCCATGAAACGGCGCAAATCGGCCATCAGCGAATCGCCTTGCACGTCGGAACCTGTCGTGTCGATAGTCACGGAATATTGCGCCCGTGAAAGATCATATTGAACCCCTTCAAAGCAAAGGTCGTATTCAAACAAATGTGCACCTTTTTTCTTTATCTTAGGCAAAAGGTTCATTGCGTATTCCCGGCCGAATACAGTGATTTTGTCGCCTATTTCATACGTTTGAGGAATAGGGGATTGAACCGTAATTTTCACGACATCTTCACCAAGTAACACAATGTGTTGTTCTGCCTTTGTGATACGGATAACGGCCCCCTTGTTTTGAAGGGGGACCTTTTTTCCATTCCGTTTAGTTATTATAATTTGTTCCATACAATAATCGTGTTTTTAGCTTCAAACTTGTCGATTTCATCCACACATCCGGCAACAATGATATAATAATCACCATTGTTTTTGAATGTATGGTTTATCGTGACGTCCGTTCCGTAAATATCCGTATCTACTTCCCCATCACCCCAATAGATGTCAACCAATTTGGTTGTCGTGAGCTTGATTGAACAATCTTTTGTCGATTCACCAACACGCATGAACTTCAATACTTTTTTCACGGGTGACGGTTCGATCAACTTCAAAGAAAATGTTCCTACCATCAAATTATCATCCCACGTTTTCTTGATCGCAATGTTGTCCGAAGAATAGACTTCATAAACCAACGGTTTTGTCGGGTGAATGTCAACCATCAAACGGTTGGTCCCTTTCTTGTCAAATACTTGTAGGAATTGATTTACCTTGCTTGCAAAGTCTCCTTTTCCTTCCGCTTTTATAAAGCAAGACAATGTGATTTCCCGGTTTTCATAAAATTTGTGATTCAGATCAACGCATGAACCGTGATAATTATCCCATGATACGGACAAGGGGGCCTTCATCTTTGGGCGGTCAAGAAGACCTTCGGAAGCGGACACATATACGCCGTATTCTTTCAAATCAACGCCGTCGATATAATATGTTAACTGCTTTACTGCCGACATTTCTTCGGTCAAATCAGCTTGGCTTAATGCAATGTTGTAGACTTTTAGATCATCAACACTTCCTTTGCCGAATTCCCCGCCGTAATAGTCTTGATTGAGTGAAACACCTATCAATGAACCGGAACGATTGACCGTTTTTACCAATGAAGCATTAGCATAGAAGTTGTAAATTGCTCCTTTTTTTGTTATGGCAACGGACACCCAATTCCCGCATGATAATTCGATAGGGATTTCAACGAATTGGTTGACGCCATCAAATGCAAGCATCCAAATAACCTTTGAAGGGCTTCCGATCTGTATTGCGGCCGGATTGATCCAACACATTAAAGAGAAATCACCGGATAAGTTCAGCACATTTTTTGAAACTTCGCATGTGTCTTCGCCGGACAATTGAACGGCATTTCCAATCTTTCCCGAAACGAACTTTGCGCCGGAAATGACACCGTTTGCAAGGTTGGTTGAATAGTCGTAAGCGATTAACGAACCGTCTGATTCGTCAAAAGGTAAATTCAAAATGATATTATTCTTGTTTACTGCCATATTAGTATGTATTTTTATGTTTTTCAATGACTTTGATAACGGCCCGTTCTGAAGATTCTGTCTTCAATGTTCCACCACCGTAACGATTCACGCAAACCTTTGAATCAGCCGAAGCGATTACATGAAGTTTAGAGTTATCAAACATGTCGATCATGACAAATGAATTTCCCTTGGCAATGACAACCAAGTCTGATTCATGTTTCACAAATATTTCCGATACTCCGAAATTGTTGATCTCAACCCTGCCAAGACAACGACCAAGGGCCACGACCCTGCGATCATTGGCCGTATTCAACGATTCATCAAGATGAACCCCGTATTCTTCCATTGTGCCGACGAAATGTTCTCGGATATAATCATTCGTAGGGAAATCGTTTGAAAGACAAAAGTCTATTCCACGAACATACATTTCAAGCAACTTTTCCTTGTTGTCAAGTGTCTTCATTTGGTCGAACCATTCTTGACAAATACCTTTTCTCTTGGCTATTAAAGCAAGTTCTTTTCCTAATTTCATAACTACATATATTACAGTGATATACATTAAGATAAACCCGAAGCACGCAAAGGGTCCGTCTGATTATTGCTACCTTGCAGAAGTTCAACGATTTGCGTCAATTTTGCAAGATGGTGATTGAATGCGGTGTTTGCCGCAATCTGATTCAAGGCAATTAATTGTTGTCGAATGAGATTGAGAACTTCTATTTGATTGATACGCACGGCGTTAATCTGTCCGGCGACAATGCTTGCAGTTTCTTCGGACACACCTTTAACCGCACCGGACAAAGAAGTATCTTCGACATCTTCTTGCAAGTCCTTGAAAAGATTCTCATAAACCCCAAGGGCTTGCGAGAAATTTTTGCCGATGGATTCAATTTGCGCTTTAAATTTTGCTTGTTCCGCCGGGGTCAATCCGTCGAAAACGAAGTTGTCACCAACCCAATGCCCCATTGACTTTTCAAGGCCATCAAGCGCACCTTGCAATTGTTTTTCAAGGAAATTCTTCTTCAACTGATTCAGAACGGCCTGTTTCATAATGTCGTTGGCCGTTTTTCCAAATGCCGTTGCAGCATCTTCACCTTTTCCGAAAGCTTCGACAAGTGCATCACCCAACTGTGAAGCGGCGTCTTTGGCGTTTGTTTGAAGAATATTCTGTGATATTTCTTCCCAAATATCTTCAATCTTTTGTCCGGCTTCTTTATACGATTGCTCATACTCCTTGATCTTTTCATTATCGCTTTTCTTCTTGCCCCGTTCCGCTTCAGCCATTTCGGAAAAATGCTGTTGTTGTTGGCGAAGGTTGTTGATCATCTGCTTTTGGTTCTTGTACTGATCGCCACCCAATGCCTTATCAACGGCACGTTCAAGGTCTTGATAAACTTCTTTCAAGGATTCAACGGCTTTTTTATGTTTCTGAATCTCACGTTCCTTCTTGCGGTCTTTTATGTTGAAGACTTCAAATGCGGATGTCAACAAACCGATTGAACCTTGGATCACGGCAATAGGATTTGAAGTTGCGATACCTTCAGCCATTTGTCCGGCCCCATCAATCATGCCGCCAATATCGCTCATAAGCTTTTGGGTGACTTCATCCCCCGACACCCCCATGCTATTTATACCACCAATAACAGAATCGAAAGCCCCTTTCAGCATCCCTAAAGAGCCGGAAACGGAAGAAAAAGTTTCTTGCAAAGACTTCTTCATGTTTTCCGATGTTCCGGTTCCTTTCTCTTGTCGGGCAATCAGTGCATCAAGCTTGACAATTGCGTTTTTATCGTCAATGCTCATGTCTATTTTGCCGGAAAGTTCCTTTTTCTTGTTTTTCAAGAAATCAAGATACGTTTTACCTTGTTGCATCAATCCGGAAAAGGCTTGTTCGCTTCCATTCACCAAAGTTGCGTTGCCGGATTCAACCCACTGCTTAAATTGATCGTATTCTTGCTTCTTCGCTTCCATTTCTTGAATGAATGGGTCGGATTCGTCAACAATAGCTTTATTTTTTAAGTTTTCACGCAATTCAGACAAGGCATTGGCAAAACCGACAAAGGGGTTTCGTTGGTTGATTTCATCTTTAGCCTTTTGAAGTTGTTCGTTGATCACCTGCAAATCTTTCGGGTCAAATTCTCCACCAAATTGAATCTTTTGTTCTTCAACCTTGCCGATCAGATCATTTATCGTTGATGTCGTAAGTTCTGAAAGATTGCCGAATAACTTTTGCCAATCAACCGAAGACGTTAATTGTTTGTTGGCCAAAGATGATAATTCTTTCCCTTCAGCTTCGGCCAATTGTGCCAACATCAATGTATCATTGTGCAATGTGGCGATTCTCCTTTTTTCTGCATATTCTTCTTGAATATCGGTCATTTGTTGTTGATAGGTACGATATTCTTTCTTCAGTGCGTCAAAGTCTTCATCGCCCGTTCCTTTACTATCCTTTTGATATTGGACACGGCGGTTGTCGATGGCCCCTTGAACCTTTTCTTTTTCTTCGGGCGTTTGGGCGTCTTTCAGCCGTTTTTCAAGCAATTTAATATCATCAATATACTTTTGGTGCATCCGAAGCCTTTTGTCGTAATACGAAGCGTATTCATCAAGCAATTGCTTTGTTTCTTCCGAAGCCTGTTTACTTACATCTTTTTCAGCTTTATCAACAATGTCTTTTTTCCCATTATCAAGGTCGGTTCCATCGCCGGATATTTCTTTCCGTTTTTCGGCTATAATGTCAAGCATTTGAATGACGGAAGTTGCAGAACTCATTTGTTTTTGCAGGGCGTCGTCAAAGCTTTGAAGGACGGTCTTTGTTGTTTCCTCTGCAATCTGATCATTCAAGGTCTTCAGTCTCTTTTGCTGTTCTGCCGTTTTTGTATCAACGGACATCAATTGTTGCCTTTGTTTCTGCAAATAGTCAAGATATGATTTCCCTTCCTTCAACAAAGATGCGAATTCAGTTTCGGCCGCTTTCTTCACTACCGGATCATTCGAATTAACCCATTTCAAGTATTGTTGATAAAGCTTTTTGCGCTTATCAAGGCTTTCCTTGAACGGGTCTTTATCGCTCTTTGAACCCGATTGATCCATTTTAAGAAGAAGGTCTTCTTGTGCTTTAATTTGAGTGAATAATGCCTTCCTGTCGGTATCATTGGCCGCCGTCTTGTATTTCTCTTTTAAGCGGGAAATATTTTGTTCAAGGGCTGCGATTGACCCTTCAACTATATTGTTGGTTGAAACCCCAAGTTCTTTCAATATCTCCTTTTCTTTGGCGGTGAATTCGGCTGATTTATTGAACAATTCAAGTCCTTCTTTCTCCAACTTTTCTTTTTCGGCTTTCAACTTGGCATGATCTTCATTGTCGATCTCGTAATCGTATGAAGATAACACCCGCCCGGTTTCGGGGTCTGTTATTGTTTTAGTTTTTTTGATTTTTTCCGGGGTGTTTTCAAGTTCAAGTTGTTTTAATAAAGCTTCTTTGTATTTAGTTGCAGCAAGTTCGGCCGATGCCATTGCTTTAGCTTTTTGGACCATCGACAAAATAAACTTGTTCTTTTGGGTTTCACTGCTTAAAATGGCTTCGGCGTCTTTCACGTCTTTTATTTTAAGGCCAAGTTCTTCGAAGCGGTTTGCATTCTCAATGATGAATTTTTCCTTTTCTTTCAAACTATTGCCAAGCCTATTCCATGCAACAAACAATTCTTGAATTGCTGCGATTGGCTTTGCTCCACATTCGACAACGGCCTTGTTGAACTCTTCGACCGCCTTCTTTGCTTCGGCCGATTTGCTTGAAAATTTAGAGATAAGAACAACAATTGCAGTGATGGCGGCGGACAATCCCAATGTCAGCGTTGCCATTAGTGCTTGGGCTGCAACGGTTGAAATTCCAAGGGCGGTTGCAAGTCCGCTCGTTGCAGTTGCAAGTAATGTTTTGGCTTTGGCAACTGTAACAAGAAGAAAAGGGGAATCCTTGTTCAACATTTGTTCTACTTGCTGAAGGCCGATTGTTATCGCCATGAGTGATTGAACCTTCAACATAATCTTTTGAAGGTTTTCATTTTCCCCGGCAAATAGACCGATTGCACCTTGTGCGGCGGAAAAGGCCCCGGTTATGCCTGTTAAGCCGGAAATAAGACCTTGCATTCCCTTTTGATCATGCGCAAGTATGTTGGCTTGTGCCGTTGCGTCCGCCATGGCATCCGTTAGGGTTGCAAGTTCGTTTCGTGCGTCGTTGTACTTTTGGGTGTTACGCAATCCGGCCGCTTCCATCTCAATAAGGCTTTCCTTTAGTTCACGAATTCGGGTCCTAAAAGAAACATGCGCCTTTTCGGTGGTTTGAACTTGACTTTCAAGAACTCGCAAGGCTTCCGTTTCGGCGGCTAATTCGGCTTTGACCTCCGCCGCCTGTTGTCTCATTTCTGATTGTGCCTTACCGGGGGCCAACTTCCCGATTTCAGCATCAAGGGCTTTGACTTGTTGTTCGAGTTCTGCAATGACATCTTTTTGAATGCGAATGTTTTCATTCGTGACGTCAAAGGTGTCATAAGTCTTATTTATCTGTGATTCAAGAACTTTTAAAGCTTCTTTTTCCGCTTCAAGCTCTTTCTTGGCTGAACGGGCTTGTTCAATCACTTTGTTTTGACCTTCGCCCGGTTCCATGCTTTCAATTTGCTTTCCGAGATTGGCAACTTCGTTTTCAAGTTTGTCAATTACGTCTTTTTGAATCTTAATATTATCGGCTGTAACTTGAAACGCATCATCTATCTTTTCACTTTCCGCAACCGTAGCCGAAGAAAAACCCTTCACCCTGCGTTCGGCTTCGTCGATGGCTTCAACCAACTGTTGGTTGTTTAATAATGCTTCAAATTCGAGCGATCCGCCTTCTGTGTTCATACTTACATCATATTATTGATAAAATTCATTATATTGTCGGCGTTTTCACTATTCAAAGCGATTTCTTCTTCTTCATCTTCTGATTCATAAGAAGGTAAATCGACCATGATTCTTTGAACTATCGCCCAAGCAATCCCATTATGAAGATAGTCCCATGTCCAACCCATGTGTGCGCATATTGCACCCCTGCGGCCGTAAGGGCTATTTAAACCTCGTTGTCCTCTATCCGATTCGGAATTGTTGTTCTTGCCCCGGACATCAATCGAATAGAGTTCATAAAATCCCCAAGATTGGAAATTGTATTGACTACAAGCGTTAATTGCATCAGCTTTGAGGGCTGAACATTTTCGGCAAACAATAGTGTCAATTCCTCCAACCGGGCATCGTCGGGGGTATATTTCACATGTGGGCCGCTTTGAATCGCTTTCATGTAGTCTTGGCCAAGAACGGCAAGCGCAATGATCTTGGCGCATCGCAAGGCATGTTGTTTGGTCAACTTCTTGGCTTCTGACAAGCCATCGTTTGAAGACATCACTTTTTCATCAATAACCAATTCAACCGATTCGGCCGAAATTCGATCCAAGGTTGACAATGTCGGTTCTTGTATGGTGAATTTCAATTTCTCTTTTATAGGGACACGTTTTTTGAATCGACCTAATAGACCTTTTGGTCTTTGATAGATTGTTCTTTCCAAGTCGAAAGACACGCCACGATTGACAAGAAGGTTCAATTCCTGCTTTTCCGTTTCAAGTTTTTTTTCGTCTGTCATAATGAAATTATCAAAAAGCCCCCCGAAACAATGGCTTTGGGGGGCTTCGGGTTAATTACTGATTTGAAACCTGTTATTTTGACGCCTTGGCTTTTGCCCAAATAGCTTTGCCGGAAGTTACGGCGCACGGTGTAACGGTGAAATCAACAAGGAAGATTCCTTTTGCTGAAAAGTCAGCATTGACAACCGCTTCAACGTCCGCATTTGGGATTGATACGTCAAGACCTTGTTCGGTTTCAACCTTCAACGCAACATTCGCAACAACTTCGGTTCCGTCAAATCCCCAACCTTTTGATGCGTCGGATGATCCGCCGACATACTTTGCAAGGAAAGCTTCGTCCGGGTCCATGATGGAAAAAGTAAGGGCCGGAATCTTCTTTGCCTTTTTGCGAACTTCCGGGGCTGATCTACCTTCTTCAAAGTGTTCGGTCACTTCTGAAGCTTCTTGCGCCATTTTGCAAGTATCTTTATAGGTTTTTCCGATCTTGGTCAATGCTGTTGGCATTGTTCCTTCGGGGGCGGCCGTGCCTACCATGATTTGAGCAAGGCCCAATGTTATAAGTGAAGCCATTTCTTTAATTTTTTAGTGAATAATCCAATTTATACGTATGTTGACATAATGTTGCGACAAAGACGGTTCGTTCAATACCGTTTGATTTGTCACTACCATTGCCAACCCGTCGAATTTGGCGGCCTTCAACACCTTCAAGACAATCGTTGATATTGCTTTTAGGCGTTTCCGGTTTGCCTTTTTTTGTTTCTTCTTCTTGATCTGAACTTCCATGTCGGAAACATGGATGTTGACGTTTGAAGTTCCCAATTGCGGCAAATACTCCTGTGTCAAGTCTATTGAATTGACAACAATGTCTTCATCCTCTGAATCGTCGGGTCTTTCTCCAAGCGGGTAAATGTCGCCGGAAATAGCCGAAACGACTTCCGGCGATCCTTTCAGTAATTTGAAAAGCATTGTATCAAGATCAAAAGTTTGTTTCATTCCGTTGTCGCTTTTTGTATGTTAGAAACTAATTTTTGTAGCATCTTTGGCAATTCCTGTTGTGCAAGGTGTTCGGCTGAAGTAAGTACGTCCCGGCCTTTAGATTCGACATAAAGGGCGTAGTTCATTCCGGCCGTAACAACCAAGACAACCCCTTCGGGATATTTTGAACCGACCCTTTTTGCAAGCTTTTGGCCTTCTTGGGTTCCTGTATTACCTTCTTTGACTTGGGCGAAATTTTCGTGAATTGCAACGCCATCGCAAAAGACTACATAACCGATTGAAGACCTTAGATTCCCGGTTTGGTCAGTGAAACCCACGTCCGCCGGGATAAGTCTTGCATGTTCAACACACATTTCACCAAGGTATTGAAGACGTTCGATTTGTTTCTTTACGATAACATTAAGGAACGCCGCAAAACGCTTCGACACGTCTTGTTGGGTGAATTTTGGTTTTATACCCATAACCGACAATGTAATTGTCCGGGATCGAACTTTAACGCCGAACCTGTAATTCTGATAATACCTTCCGGGGTGTTACTTTCAGATACAAGAACTTTGGTTCCTTCGCTGATCCTTGCCGTTCCTTTTGGTAGTTGAACCAAAGATGAAAAGACCGTGATTTTTCCGTCAACACCTTGAATCGTTGCCCCTTTGCCGTTTGTTTCCTCCCGACAAACTGAATGGAATTTCCAACTTGGGGAATCATTGATCCAATTGCCTTCTTCGTCTCGTTTGGTGTCTTCTTCATTTCCCAAGACATGCACGAACAAATAATGATTGTATTGCCTTACCATGAGTTACTACGATTTCTAACTTTGGGCTTTCCTCCCAAAAGGTTTTCTTTTCCAAGTTCTTTGCAAAGGGCATTATACCACATTTTCAAGGCATCCATATTCCACGAAAGGGAAAAACCACCTTCGGAAATATTGGCGACGGGTAAGATTGCCGACATTGATTTGTACATTGCATTTTTGCACATCGAAACATTGAAGTTTGCTTCTTCAAGTCCGGGGTGTTCGGCCAAGATCAAATCAATATCATCTTCGGTCAAATTGAACCGGGATAATGTCTTTGTCAAATATTCCTTGTTACTCTGTATTGCCATAGGTCAAAGATTTAGGCGGACGCCTGTACACAACGCCCGCCGATTCTTATTTCGTCCAAGAAGTTGCGTTAACTTGCATCAGCAAGGAACGTCCCGCAAGATTCCAAGCCGGGAAAAGATTTGCGATTCCTTCGGTTACTTCTTTCACCGGGGATTCTTCGGAATACTTTTTAATCAAAGTATGTCCGTTCATAGCCTTTTCCGCAACTGAATTCTTTAAGTTCATGTCAATAGGCTTTTTCCAATAGGTTTTGCCAAGAACCTTGCTTTCAGAAAACAAGATCACGTCGTCTTCAAATGGATTCGATGTTTCACGATCACCGTTTGCAAGTTCGATTGTAATGTCTTGGTCAATAACTATGATTTGAAGCCCTTTGAAGCTTTCTTTCTTTTTCGCAAGGTAAGCGTTGACCGTAGCAAGGTCCGGGGCATCTGAAGTGCCTGTGACGTTCTGAACGAATGTTGCACACTTCTTGATTGTTTCTTCCTGTGAAGCCACCTTTTCAAAGGTTTCCACATTCATGAAGGCATACTTGTAAGTTGCACCAAACAATTTCTTACCAAGTTTCAACGCTTTCGGGAAATCTTTAGAAAGCGGTTTGCCACTTACACCGGAAGTATACGACGTTTCAACACCGATCTTTTGATCTTTCGACATCATGTAATCGACATCATATTCAGTGACAACGGCGGCGTTGTTGCTGTTTGTGAATTTCACCTTTCCCAATGAAATTTCTTTCAATGCGATCCATTCAGCACGGGCGGCCACGCCGTCCCAACAAAACTTGGTGTCTTCGGCCCAAAACTCAACCAATGCCCGCAAATCGGGATTCGTTGAAGACATTGCAACCATAATGTCGTAATCGGTCAATTCATCTTCCTGCTTTTCACGGGAAATCGAAATCTTGGGAATATCCCCTTGAATGCGCGAAATCGCTTCACGGGTCTTCTTGGGAATGGTTGCACCCCTTGAAACAAGATCGGCCGCAATCTTCAAGCCGGATTGTGCTTCAAGCATCTTCCAAGTAAGGAAGGGGGTTTCTGTAAGTGGAAACAACGTTGGGTAATAATAAGGCTTCAAGTCGTAAGTGTTGATCACGGCTTGCATATCCTTTTCATTCAACCCAACCATTAAACTTTTATTCATATTCCTTTAAGAATTAAAAGGTTAGACAATGTATGAAACCCCTTTCAAAGTTGATTCGATTGTGTCGTTTACAACCGGGGCGTTACCTCTGCGGACAACTGCGAAAAGCCATGCAGACACGAAAAGGTTTTCACCATCTTCGACATCTTCGTTGGAACCAACGATTGAATTTGCTTTGTACTTCACGGTTTTGGCCGCACCATTTGAGAGAAAAGCACATGTTCCGGCTTTGACTTCGGCCCCAAGAGTTGCCGACAAAGTGATCACGTCCTTTTCCGGGTCGTTTTTGGAAATAGCCGTGATTTGCTTTCCGACACATGCTTCAGTTGCGAAATAATCGCCGATCTTGAAATGATGCCCTTTGGCAACTTCATAAGATGTCGCCGTAGCACTTGCAGTCGTGACAATCAAAGCGGTCTTTTGTACGTGATACAAACCGTCGGAACCGGGCGCAATCGGTGTCCCTTCAAAAAGGACCTTTCCGCCAAGTTCGGACGTGTTGATAGTCACGCCACCCGGAATGTCTGCGATCCGGTGCAAGATAGATTTGATTACACGCTTGTCTTTTTGTCTTTTGACTTGTAACATTTGCGTAAATGGTTAAAGATTAAACTTCTTTCCCACTAAGGGGATTTTCTTTTGCCGTTTGGCTTTGGATGAAGGAAGCAACCCCGGCGGAAACCCCGTCGTTGTTTCTCTGGCCGAACATTGGTTTCCCAAGATCGCCAAGTCCTTTATCCGCCAAATCTTGATTAAAAGCCGCAATGTCCGTTTCGGTTTCTGTCAAGTATTCATTGAAAGCGTCGTCGTCTGCGAATGACATGCGGTTGAAATCCTTCAATACTTTCGCTTTGAAGGTTTCATCTTTGCATGATCCCAACTTTTCCGTCAACGTCTGAAGCCTTGTTTCTGAAATCTTTGCTCCCCTAAGTGCGGCAATTTCGTCATTGAGTGGTTTAACCACTTCTGCAACGGCCGCTTTGATGGCGGCTTGTAAATCGTTCGGGTCTGTCTTCTTGGTCGGATCGTCTGCCGGGGTCGGATTCTCCAATTCGACAAATTTGAACTTCTTTTTCAAATTGCCTTCGTAGGTCTTGTTTGCTTCGGACACCTCCTTGTCCACATCTTTGCGGTATTCTTTTACCGTTTCGTTCACCTTCTCGACATCAAGCTTGTCGATAAGTGATTGAGCTTCTTCTTGGCTTGTAACTTGAAGGGCGATCATTCGGGCCAACTGCGCCAAGCCGTCTTTCCGCACGCCTGCAAACTTTGCTTGCAGTAATGCAAGGATTTGTTGATAATTCATGTGTTCAAAAATTTGGTTTTTAATCGTTCGGTGACAAAAATAGATATATCACAGTGATATGCATTGGTAAACGTGCTTGTTTTGGCGCAATAGTTATCAACATTTTTGCATTGCATTTGCATCGCAATTGTTATATTGAATAGACTTATTGTTTATATTTTATTTCAGATTTAATAATATAGCGAATGCTATTTTTTATATATTTGCAAAATTGCTTAAATCAAGTCAATATAATATTTATAAACTTAATATGTGACATCATGAGAAAGTTTTTATTCTTTCCCGTTCTTTTGCTTTTAATTAGCGCATGTTCAAAGGACGAAGACAAACAAGACAATTATTCCGATAAGATTATCGGGAAATGGTTTCAAATGGCGTATCTAAATTCGGACGGTTATTTCACACCGCAAGAAGATGGAACGTTCATTCAATTCAATGCGGATGCTTCATTTGTTTATCACATTGGCGGCGTTGTTAATGAATCAACGTCCGGCACATACACAATGCCTTTTGAAAATGTGATTAAACTAAACGACGGGAATGACAAAGCACATAGTTCCCCCGCCGGGTATCGCTTCGAAATCGAAATTAAAGAGATAAGCGGCAACAATGCAACCGTTAAAATCGAAGACGGAACATCTATTTCGACAATTAAAGTTCAACGTAAATAAATGTGCAAAGCTGATTCTATAAATAAACAAATTAAAGATTGGCAATCAATGGATTTCGTGATAGGTTACGAAATCCATTTATCCAATAGCCCCGATCATGATTGCGAAATGTGCCGCATGTTAATTGGGAAATATCCAAAGGATTTCATTTGGAATGGCTGGCATGATAAATGTAAATGCTTCGTAACTTCTATTTTACAGGACCCGGATGAATCTGACGAACAAGAATTAAATGAACTGAAGGCCGCTTTAGAAGGACGCATATTGCCAAAGAATGAGCCAAAAGGATCAATAAAAGTGCTCCCAATTAACTTTCTGACTTGGTATGCAAAGAATATTGAACGGATGATTGAAACGAACGAGTTTCCTAATTTTATTCGTGACAACATCAATTTAATAAAAAATAGCTTTAACTATTACCGTAATGGTACATGATGTTTATATCTTTTGCACAACCTAATTGTATTTCAGCGTGATATACCAAAGCCGATCCATACTTTTGCGAAAGAATATTCTTCGGAGTGGTTGCCGGAAATAACATAATTGAAAGGTGCTTTTCTGTATTGGTCCCGTCAACCACAATTGGGACAATCCGAATTGCACCTTTTTTTGTTTAAATTATATTGCGCATGAACGGTAACGGTCTTATCCATGTTGAATTCAAATCCGGCGGCCATGATTATTTCGGATCAATAGCGGCTATATTTGACACCTATTCCCCCGAAACATTGGGGGTATCAAAACAACGCCTGTATGACTGCAAGATCACCCCGGATCATCCCTACCGGAATAAGATTTGCATCATACGTAAAGGAAGCATAAAGAGAAAGAAAGGGCATCGAACAACTTCAAAAATATAGAGTATGGAATTTAATATTCAGAATTACAAGGAATTGAAAGGTAAAACTATCTTTGATTTCACAAAGGATGAAGTGATTATCATTGAAATTGTGGGGTTTAATCCTTCCGATGAAGCAAGCAAAGAGCATTATGTTAAAAACTGCCATCCAATCAATGCCGCACACGATATTTATGAATATGCGTGCATGATAAATGAAAAAGGTCTTCGGCAAGCTGCGTTGTTATATAGTGATGAAGCGCAAGAAGAATTTGAAAAAAGGGCCGAAGAAGCGGCAAAAGAAGGAATTATTATTGATTGAAAGAAAAAGGGGGCTTTATTTGGCCCCCTTTAAATTGTAATGCTTTAAATAATATTCAAACGAATCTTCGCTACTATAACAGAACTTGATAATTTTCTTAATGTCTGTTTTCGTAAATTTACGTCCTGTATTCGGGTTTATCCTGTTTTTGAATCCTTCAGTTACCCCGTCTATCAATCCGGTCATTTGATCCGTGTATCTGCCTTCAAACAAATGTTTCTTCACGACGGACAACACTTTGTTTCGATCCAACCCCAACACATCAATAAGCTTATCATAATTGCATACCATCCCATTATAAGCCGTTGAACTTCTGTTTGTGATGAACTCCGGGTGTGGTGTATCTTTTGCCCCTATTGCCTTGTAGAATTCCGGCAATGTTTTTCGGGCAACAAATTCATTGGCCAACTCCATGAAGCGGCGTTCAAGCGTGGACAAGAACATGTTGCCCGGTTTGTTGCGGTTGTGCGTGATTTCATGCCACAATGTCGCCATTGCGTCGGCTTCATTGAAGGTAATATCAACACCGTTTTTGACTTTGTTCATTGCCGAAACGCACAATTCCATCCGGTCATGTGCTAAGTTGATTTTTCCCCTCATGTCAGTTGAACCATTGTTTCTTGAATTTCTGTCAACGGCCAATGTGTCAAATCCATGTTCAAACCAACCTTCCTTTGTTCCAACCGTCTTGATTTCATCCCTTACATGTTCCGGTGTCTGAATCTTGACACCTTGGCTTTTATTCAATACGGCGTTTGCAATGTCGCTTTCCAAAGATTGGATTGAAGTGTTGATTGAAGCCGTGATGTTTGGGCTTCCGATTATTGCCGGATTATTTTGCAATGATTTATACCATGACTTCACTTGTGCCCCTTTAAGTCCCAACTTTTCGGCCTTACCGATAAGGGTTTGAATCTTATCCAATAAATTGTAATAGTTGGTTTCATGCTTGGTGATCTGATCTTCAAGGGCCTTTATAATTCGGCGTATTTGGACGGGGTCATTGTTTGGACGAACGACGTTCAACATTTCGGTTGAAACTCCCCACGTGAGACACCGGGGCTTCAGTTTTGCGATTTCGGCATCAAGTGCGGCCAATTCTGCAATCTTTGGATCAATCTTCGGCTTTTCGATAATAGGCTTTGTAAGATTCAAGCCACCGGAAACCCGGCCACCTTTGAAATTGTCCTTGATGAAGTAGGGAACCGAAGACCAACATTCGGCGGCTTCTTCGTGTTCTTTGATCCACTTCTTGAAATTATCCGGCACGTCGGTAACAAGCTTGCGTGACGAATACTTCTTGTACTCCGTTCCTTTCAACGCTGCCTTCATTTCGTCAAGTTCTTGATCGTCGAATTCATCCGGGTCCTGTAAGATGGGAACCACGAAGCAACGGCATTGTGGATGCCATCCTTTGAAGACAAAGTTCTTGGGGTATCTTCCGGCCAACTGATCGCAAATGTCCACGAATGGAACCTTTTTTCCTGTTTTGGGATCGGTTGTCGTGTGATTGTTGGAAAGACGAATTTCAAATCCAACAACGAAGTCAAGATTCGCCCATCTAAGACGTTCCGATTCCCTGTAAGCCATGTTCACTTCACTACGGGCCAAACGCATTGCATTTTTATACGAAGACCGATAAACGCCTTGGCCGGGGTGGAATGCGGCGGCGGCCTTTGACAAATGTAGTTGTCCCCGCTTATCACGGACACGCCGGAATAAACGATCCGGTTCAATGAGATTTTCCCGCAAGTCTTTCGATAATTGTTGTGCGGATCGGCCTTCGCCAATTCCGACATCAATTCCAAATTCCATCGTCTTTTTGAACTGCCCGGCATACTTCCAAACCCGCTTGGAAAGGTCAAGGCCGTTGACCTTTCGTTTCTGAAATGCGTCAAGGGCATCAAGATTGCGATCCTGCATCTTGGATAACATGCGTTTCCCCACCTTTGACGTGTTCATAATCGACTGAAGGAAATCGTCGTTCTTCTTACAAGCGTACAACCATTCTTGCCGGGAACCCTTTTCGATCACCGCTTGCATCTTTGAAGCAAGGCCATTGATGATGTTTTGGGCCGTTGCCGTAGTTGAAGGGTAATCGGAAAAGGAAAAGGGCTTGTCCGGGTCGATGTTGGTACGCATGGCAAGCCGGGCGAATTCGGCAATTGCTTCATTGTAAAGCTTGTCGATCACTGCAACATAAGCTTCCGTCTTCTGATAGTGTGAAGCGTCCCAACCTTGCACGGAAAATCTTTTATTGGGGCCTTCTTGCTTCTTCGCCCGTGTCATGGCTGTTTCTCCTTGTAATAGTCACAAGGACGTCCGTTGCCGCCGTATGCGACTTTGAAACCATACGGATTTCGCACCTTATTGAAGCAATCAATCATGAAATTGTTCACCACACTACCACCCCAAATGCACTTCTTGCAATCGACAAGGGGCTTCACTTTTATTGTTTTCCCTGCCATTGTTTTATGCTTCAGTTGGTTCGTTGATGAAGAATGATGCCGCCCGGTCCGCTTCGGCTTGCATTTGTTCGAAGTCGCTGTCCGGGTCCTTTGCAAATCCCGCTTTTTTAGCTGAAAGTTTCTGCGACACAAGCGGCTTCCCGCCATTGGCCGTTGTCCACTTCGTCACTTCGGCTTGATCATCAATGATCATGTACGGCGTGATTTCCGGTTCGATTTGCAGCAAATCAGCATCTTTTGAAAGGCCTGTGTTGAATTGGGCTACATAAGCTTTGATAACGTTGATACGGCGTTGCAGATATTCGTCAAAGACTTCTTGATGATCTGCAACCTTCAAATGCGCATCCATGAAAAGAAGCTTCAGAGCAACGCCGGAAATTGCGCCAAGACCTTTCACGACATCGAATGAAATATCCGGCGTTTGGGTAATGGTGTAAATCATGCGCAAAAGCGTTTCAATTTCCAACTTGACGGATTCCGGGGCATTCTGCCAAGAAAGATATTGCGCCGTGGCCCCTTCTTCACCTTCAATGATTGAACCCGATTCGCCCTTCTTGCTGAAGCCCTTGACTTCGCCTTGCACGAAGATTTTTGGTGAAGCATGATAATCATTGGTATCTGCGAAATTGGAAAGAAGCTTTTCAAGACGTTCAATTAAGACTTGGACGTCGGCCCATTCAACTTGTTCTTGGTTGCCAAATATTACGGGGATTTTCCCGATGGGGTTCTTCTTGGGATAACCTTCAACAAGTTCATAACCATTTGGCCCGGCTTCCCAAAGAAGCCTCACTTCGTCCGTGTATGTTTCAAAGAACGTGTGTTGCGTTTTTGTCTGATCGACCCGGACGAATTCGCGTGAGAAAGCGACCATGTCACCGCTTTCGTCAAAGTATGGATAAAGAGTGTCGCCAAGAAGGGGTGAAAAGATTGCGACCCGCAACTTGTATTTTGATTTGAACCCGTAGTCTTCATTTTCCTTTTCAACCGGATACCACAATTCGGCGCATTCCGTACAACTGAAGATGCTTCTTGCAACCTTGCGATTCAACGACTTGTCCTTGACATCGAACAATATACGTTGCACCGCATTCAATACAAGTGATTGATTGTCGTTCTTGGTTTCTGCGTTCAATGTTACCGGATTGCCAAATATGAAAGCGACCGCCCTTTTGACTATAAGTTTTTGAATGGCCAAAGCGATACGGGCGACGGGTTCCCAACGATAACCGATTTGTTCTTCGCCATCGTTTACGGTGATAACTGTTGTTGTGTTGTCGCCATCTGCAAGATCATCCCTGTCTATCTTGACTTTCTTGTCGGGGCGTTTGATCTTGTCAAATACTTCATGCTGAAGCGGGGCAAGGTCCTTGATCGCACCTTTGGCGTCCGGTAATGGAATACCACGTTTTGACTTCAATTCCGTGATAACATCGGATTGATTGTCTTTTTTGAAAACTTCTTCTATTGGCATAATCTTAAAATTTTAAGTATATCAGTGTGATATATTTTAGGGCGTGAAAAATCAAACAAACAGACCGCCCAAGCTCTGTTGTTTGCTTCCTTTTCTCTTTTCGACGGTTCCGGTCAGTGCGTCCGGGGCGTCGTCATGATCGTTTTTACCGACCTTCATGTATGTTGTGATGGCTTTGTAGAAATCCGGCCACATGTGTTCCCAACCTTTCGGGAAATAGAGCAAGTTTTGCACGGCCGCCGAATGTTGGAAAATACGGATTGCCTTGTTGTCCTTTTGATGGAACCACTTGATCTTTGTCTTGTTGTTCCCCATGATTCGGCATTGCGTGCCTACATTTCGGGCGAAGCCACGGCCGCCGTTGTTGGATTCGATCACCGCTTCTTGAATATTGTGCTTCGATAGCATTTCGGCCGTTTTGGGTTCGGTGTATTCCATTCCCTTTTGCGTATAAAGGACATCAAGCACATAGTTTCCGGCTTCCGTTTCGACATAACAGATTGAACACAAATAGTCCTTTCCTTCGTCGGCCGTATCTGTGTAGTTCTTGCGGATCATCCACTTGCTATATGGAATAACTTCATACTCGTTGAATGGATTTTCATACATCAGTCCTTCAACGGGTTTCGGGTCTTGCTGATAAAGGGATTCGAAGACATGCGGGTTTCTCTTTCTCGTAGACTGAAGCTTCGCAAGGTTGTGTCTTTCCGGCCAAAGGGCTTCACCTTCTTCACGTGGGTCGTAGTCAGTTGGTGCGCCAACTTTGATTGCTTGGTACACGACGACGACCCAACCATCGGGGTTGTCCTCGGAATAATGGCCTTGTTGTTCAAGAAGGCGTCCGGCCAAGTCATGTTCATGCCAACGGGTGAAGACGATCAACTGTTGACTATCATTGTGAAGACGGGTTTCTGCAACTGTGTCATACCAATCTTCAATCGCTTCACGGACAACCGGGGACCATGCGGATTTCGCATCTTTGTAAATATCGTCCATGATCAGCATGTCAACCGGATCACCTGTCAGCGCACCGCCAACGCCGACCGTCTTGAATCCGCCACGGTGTCCCACGATTTCACATTCGTCGGCATTGCGCAACCATGACCCCGCAACGGTCGTCACATTGGATGAATTCAAGCACGTATCGGGGAATATCTCGTGATATTCCGGCGAATCAATCACCCTTTGAATTTCACGATTGAACTTTCGGGCCTTCGGCGCATTGTACGACACAACGGCAATCTTGGTGTCCGGCTTCCTTCCCAACACGTAAGATGGCAAACGGCGGGTTGATCCTTCCGACTTACCATGCTGCGGGGGCATGAAGACCATTAGCTTTTTGATCTTGCCTTCTGCAAAGTCGTTCAGAACCTTGTAATAACGTCTATGAAAGTCTGCGGGCTTGAAAGTGAACATTGTTGAAGACGTAAACGACAAAAGGTCAGTCCGGCTTTGCCGAATCAACCTTTCACGTAAAGCCTTGAAGTATTGCAACTTCTCCCTTCGTGATGCCTTACTGTCTTTCCCTTTTGCTGCTTTCATTTACTGTTTGCAAGTTTTCTTTCTATTTCTGCGATCTTTGCGTCCAATTCTTCATCGGTAAGGTTGCCGAATAAGTCTTTACCATCCTTTCCGGTAACTTCGGCCGATTGCCGATTCTTGAAGTTATCCGGGTCCCCGTTGGTTAGGGTGAATATGATTGCGGCCGTGTCCGGCTGAATATGCTTCTTGATGATCGTTTGTTCCTTGACTTTAGGCTTCACGACTTTCTTTCCTGTCTTGGGGTCGATTTCTGATTCTTTGGAATCGACATACACCGTTTTACTTTCGTCAACCGTGTAGCCTTGAATCTTCTTCAACAAAGACTTCTTCGCTTCAGCAACAAAGAATTCCATCCTTGCCGCTTCTGCCTTTTTTATGCACTCCGAAAACTCCGCTTTGCTTGCCTTCCATTCATGGAACGTGCTTTCGGAAATACCGGAAAGACGGCATACTTCGGCTATCGTGTAGCTGTCGGCCCGAATAAGGGAACATATCGTTTCAACTATCTTTGCGTTATACTTTGCCATTGTTTTACTCTTTTAGTTCACATTTAAAGCCCCGATCCTGCAATTCAGAAAAGAGCATTGATAGTTTGGCGACATCGCCACATTCAACGATCAAGCGGGTGTCAATCACCTTCTTTTCTTCTTCCTGTTCTTCGTCTTCGGGCATGTCTTCAAATTCGGGTATTCCCCAATCAACCGGGTCAATCTCCCATTCTTTGGCGATTATCTGAATGTTGTCTTCATCCCATTGAATGTTCGCTTTCGCTGAAGCATTGTCGGCGATGGCCAATTCCCGGCCGAATTTGGAATCAAGATCAACGTCGGTTCTTTTCACGGCGACAATCTGATCTCCGGTTGTTTCAACGACAATCACATTGTCAAGGCCAATTGCGGCCGCATTTTCGACGGTTTTGTTTCCGGCGATAATTCGGTTGTTCTTATCCAAAAGGATTGAACGTCCGGCCCCAAATTGGCGCAAGGACGATTCGACAAGGTGTTGTCCGTATTCGGTTCCTTTGTTAGCGTTGATGTTGTCCGGGATCAGCTTGTCAATCTTGGTTTCTGTGATCTTGTTTGTTTTCATGGCTTGACAAGTGAATGAATGAAGGGTGAAAGAAAAAGAAAGGTCAATGCAAAGGCTATCAATGCGCCGATAACAGTGAACACGAAGTCAAGCAATTCGACGCAACCGTGTCCCCGGCTGTCTCGGTATTCCTTAACGGCCCCGGCGGTTACCCCAAGGGCAAGACCAAGCCAAGGGAACCATAAACCGAATACAAGGGAAATGATAAACCCTGCAAGGGTGTGAAGACGCTTGTCTTTGGTCCAAATTGAAAGAACCCTTTCTTTAGCTGAAGGTTGGTTGAAAACTGTTTTTGATCCGTCGATCCAAACAGGGGGTTGAGTGTTGCCGGAAAGAACCGACAACCAAACGTTCCCGAAAATAAGTATTGAAAGCCGTTCTTTGATTGAAGGCTTCCAACATGAAATGCACTGTTTCCCATCGTTCCACACTGACAAAGACGAACATTCATCATTTGTCATGCTTCCGGGCTTCTGAAGCACTTTTGTTGCTTCTTTGAAATTCTTTGGTTTCATTTCGCTGATTATTAGAGTTAATAATCTGCGAAAATAAAGAAAGGTATATCACGGTGATATACCTTTCGATCAAAAGATATGAAACATTTATCCTTATACCTTCACACGGATTGGAAACCCGGCAAAGTTCCAAGCAAGAAGGGCGGCGTCCCTTGCGTCTTGGTTCGTTCGTTTTTTGATCCCTGTGAAGTACGCCAATTCTTCATGGGTGATTTTGCCTTCTTTTCCTTTCCAATGCTTTTTCAAAGGAAAATGCGGCAAGACCTCAATTCCGTAGTGCTTGCACATTTCAATGATTTTTCTTCCTGTCTCATGGTTGGACCCAACGTTCTTTGCAATCTTTTCAGCCCGTCGGCCTTGATAGTCATGATAATTGCTTTTTCCGACAAGCCAACCCGCTTCAACAATAACAATCAAAGATTCCCCGGCTTGGGCGCAACCCGCTTTTACACATTGCAGATAGTCCAATAATTCGGGGAAAGGAAGCGTTTGAATATTGAATGATCGTGCCTTCGTGTCTAAACGTGCAACGCCGGATTCTTCAGTGTCCGGATCAATAGCTACGATAACATTATACTTCATTGCTGATCATATTAAAATGGCAAATCATCGGCCGGACCACTTGGTGTTGGAGTAGGGGACACCGTTGAACTACTTTGCGCCGGGGCCGCTTGTTGTTGGCTGCTTTCGGCTTTCATTCCGCAAAGGTAAACTTCGGTTGCATCAACATTGATCGCAATTTGTTTCTTCCCGGCCTTATCGTCGTACATCTTCACATCTTCCCGGCCATGAACAAAGACTTTGACCCCGGATTTCAAAAGGGGAAACACATTGCCGCCATCACCATACCAAAGAACGGAAACCCAAACAGGAACCTTTACTTTGTTTCCTTGACTGTCTTTAGTGAACTTTTCGTGTGCAACTGAAAAGGCTACATACTTTTTGCCGTTGAATTCTCTGATAACGGCATCGGAACCAAGGTTCCCAATAACTTGAACATTTAGCATAACTTTTAAAATTTAGTGATTAATAATTCGTTGACCTTTGAACAAGATAGAATCGACCTTGGCTTCTTCTGAAGCTTTTTCAAATGCTTCTGTGAAGCGATTGTCACGTTTTAGACCAATACTTCTTGGCAATGGTGAAATTTCTGAAACGGGTCTTTCCTTCCGAGGAACAAGAAGGAAAGAACGGTTGTCGTTGTAGTGATAACTTTTGCAACTGCAAAGCAAAAGCAATGCAAATGCAATACAAAAGAATTCTTTTTTCATTTTCTTGGTATCTTCATTTGTTTGATAATTTGTTTAAACTCTTTGTTACTCATGCAGTTAGGGGCAAATTGTTCTTTTACCCAATTAAAGGGGCAAAGGCCGTTTTTTAAAACTTCCTTTGCTTCTTCCCTTGCTTCTTCCGCACACATTTCAATGTATTCTTCATCGGTCATGTTGTAGTCGGGAATTGTATCAACGACGGAAGAAAAGCGGCACAAAAGGCCGTTTGGCTGTCTTGCAATAAAACTTCCCATAATGCTAACATTTAAAGTTTTCGAACTTGCAGCTTTTAAAAATCTGCCTTTTGTTTACCCACCAAGCAAAATGTTTTTGTTCATTAGTCGGTGGTTGATTGCTATCTAAATTTCTATAAGGCATTGCAAAAGGGACGCAACCCAATGAATCAAGATACAAAGCCCGCTTTTCAGCATCTTCGATTTGTCCGTCTTTTACAAGCATGTAGAAGAAAAGCTTGTAGTTGGGAATTCCGGCTTCTTTCAGATATGCGATTGCGGTTGTGACTTCATCGGTTATTGCTGAATTATCATAAGCCATTCGCAAGAATCGTTTCCACTTGACACGTGAAAGCAAACGAGCGACATTTTTGTCTTTAGCTATGATACGGCAATCAATCCCTTGGTTGAAATCAACTTTCACGCCCAAAGAAATAATCTTTTCAATTTGATTCAATCCCCAATCTGAAGCAATCACATTGTTGTCCATCAACGTAGCGGTTCGACGGCCGCATAAAAATTCGGTGATGTCGGCATGTTTACGAATGAAGCCTTCCTTTCGGGGGACAATGCAAAAACTGCATTTGTTTACGCATCCCCTTGTTAAAAAGCCGTAGGCATCACCATACATCGGGTAAAGTGAATAGTCCGGGCAAATATGTTCGATTTCATCCGGTAAAGTCTGATCGAACATTTTGTAGCCGGACCCACCTTTTATGATTTCGTCGGCTTGAATGACACGCAAATCATCCGGTGTGAAAGCAAATACTTTGCTCATGTAAACACGATCATAGTGTTCAATCCCCGAATACCATTCAACCGAATCACCTTCACTTTTGTGCCAAGAAGACAATTTCATCAATGCAAGGTTGGGAAAATTGTGTCCGTCAACGTCTATAAGTCCAATGTTCATTGCTATTCTGTTATTAATCAATTACTGTCTAAGTTAATCAAGTCCATCTTGTTAACAGCCTTTAGAATCCTAAGAATATCTTCTTGAAAGTCTATTACTTGTCGATTGCGCATAGTCTTTTTCAATTCTATCAGAGATAGTTCTTGTATTCTTATAAGAGATGGAATATCATTTACCAACTCAATCATTATTTCCTTTTTCTTCATATCTATTCTGTTTTGAATTAAACTTCTATTCACAAAGCCCGTGGTAAAGGCTCATGCAAGTGTAACCGCCTTCCGGCTCAAACATATCAGTCATTGCTTCATCGCGATTTACATAATCAATAACTTCTTGAACCGTCGGGCATCCGTCGCCATATTCTTTGCAGAACCGCTCCGGTATATATCCTTTTGGGAAAAATCCGGCATGAGTTTTTTGCCCTAAAGAATCGACTTCCTTTTCCAATTGAATAAGTCTTTCTGTCATATCCGCATCTTTCGACAAAACTTTGATTTCTCCTTTTCGGCTCATTATACACGGGAAGCAACCGACACGAGACGCTCCACGCCTATAAAGTGGATTAGGTTGTTGCCCATTGTCTAAGATATAATCAATTACCTGTTGAGCCGTCCAATCAAATATCGGACGTAATACAGAGGCGTCATGCTTTTTGCACCATTCTATAACCGCTGTTTTCCGATACAATCTCATTCCTTTTTCAGTATTAAAATACTCCTTGAAATAGGAACATTCCGGTTCCATCTTTGCACGCAATGCGCTTTCCTTACCCCTAATTCCTTGAATGAGAATAAAGCTTTCATCTTGTGATATAACCCAGTCAATCATAGGTTGTATTTTAAGCATCGCCGTACACGCTCTTCGGGATGCCACAGGAAAACATTTCATACGTCTGCACATTTCTTGGAAATTACCTACCTTCTCATTGCGTATTATATTCAACTTAACATCAAGCTGACGGCATACGTCACTGATATGTTGATAGGTTTCGGGATGCTCCCAACCCGTATCACAGAAAACCGCTTCTATTTTATCGGCTCCGTATTTGTTCACGGCTTGAATTAAGCAGGCTTGCGAATCCTTGCCACCGGAAAAACTTACTATTATCTTCATTTGATTCCTTTCTATTTCGATTTAAATTAAAATATTGAAAAATTAGTTGGCCATTTTTCCGCATCCGTATCAATTAGTTGATGCGTATATTTCTCTGACGGATAAACTTTTTCAGCCTTTAAAGTTGCCGCAATGTAATTTGTTGCATCAACGGTAAGCGAAGGCATCATTTCAATGAAGTCTTTATACGTCTCCCCATCATCGGTGATTGTCTTATACTTCACTATATCAAATGTGTAATGCGCCATAGCTACCGACCCTTAAAAATGTCATAGTCTGAAGGAACACAATTTTCGGGCAAATCTTCCCGGTTGATACCGGCCTGCTTCAACAATGTGTCTTTGAAGTAGAATCGGCCATTTGGGAACATTAGCGTCACCATTTCGACGAAACATTGAAGGTCCTGTTTAGGGTAACGTTTGCCGGACAACACCCCAATTTTATACAGGTCACATGCTCCGTTTGTCATATTAATCATTGCAAGGCTTTGGGGAATGTCGATCACGGGTTCAATGCTCGCCCAAGTCTTGAAGCCAAGCTTGTGAAGGTCCACCATCATTTGAATTCTTTCCATAGTAGGGGATGCACCGGGTTCAAGATCGTCGCTTCCTGTAAGGGTAAGCCCAAAAGCAACCGATTTTTTATAAGCCAAGAAACGAAGGTTGTCAAATGTTGCATTGCGTATCGGTCCGTATGTAACATGCCCAAAAATAGAACTGAAGAAATCCGCACGTTTTGTAAGAATCGTCACATTGACGTTGTTTTTCACGCAAATGGCAATTGCTTCTTTGGTCAATTCAATAGTTTCGGGTAACATTGGATCAGTTGTGAACGAAAAGAACAATCCGTTCTTCTGAAGGGCATCCAAGTTTTGTTGAAGTTCTTTTTTGAAAACTTCTTTTGCGTGATCAACGTCTTTGAAGCATTTCTTCAATTCCGGGTGATCAATGCCAAGGACCTTTGCGGCGATTCCCTTTTTCAGATAACAATATTCGCAACCGTTGGAACACCCAACAAAGAAGTTACAAGCATAAGTTGCATATTCCCCGGCCTTTCCCGAAGGACAATAAATTGCTTTTCCACTAAATTTATTCATGATATTTATTGTTTCATTTTTTTAGTTAGTCAATATTTGAATTCTGTAAAATGCACTATTGCCATAGTTTGCGAATTGTCATAAGGAAGAAACCATTCTTTGAAGACATCAAAGGCCAATCCATCGTTTTTGGCTGTCTCACTCAACTTCGACATTTTGAATCTTTGTGATTCATTATCCCAAACTTGGCAAACATCTTCTTCCCATGCTTCAGCATCACCAATGATCAATGGTTGAATACTGATCTTATCAAATCGGGCAATTTCGATTTGCTTTGATCGGTACGGCATACCTTCCCATTGTCTGATTGAAAGGTAGGCTTTGCCGGAATTGATCAATTCGGCTTTCTTTTGCCACCAAGCAAGATTGGCCCGGATCGTGTGCTTCTTTTCACCGGACGCCAACTTATCGGCAAAATAGGTCGGTTCCCCGGCATTCGACATCCTTTTTGGAAATGCTTTCGAAAGCATCAAAACAACTTTTTTCTTTTCCATAGCATTAGTATGATTTACCGTGAAGAAATCCACGGCTTGCGTTATACTTCATTTTTTCGGTCACATGGAACGATAGGTCGATATTCAGTGCGGCGGCCCAATTTTCGACATAGTTCAATGCAAATTGAATCCGCTTTTCAATCCCTATTTGATCCCGGCATAAACCTTTTATCAATGCAAATACGTTTTCTGTAAATGAAAAGCGGGAAAAGGCACGGTAATAGCGGCAAGGGGATAACTTGTCAAAGTCAATTTGAAGTTGTCCGGCAAGATCGAAAAGCCGGATCATAATGTCGGCAAATTCGTCTTCAAGTGTGCTTGCAACATGTTGCACGAATGCGGCGTTCGTTGTGTCCCGATTGAACATCTTTTGTAAGACACCCCGGTTTTCTCTGTCTCTTACATTTAGATACATGGGAATGTTTGCCCGTTTTCCTTCTCTGTCAGCTTCAACCGCTTCAGCAACTTCAGTGAACACCATCGTTAAGAAATGTTCTTCACTCCTTTGATCATCCCAAAAGCCTTTTGCAACGGCTGATTGGTGCGCTTGTTTTGATAATTCGTTGTAATTCATAATTTTATAATATTAAATTGTTATGCAATTGCATTGCAATTGATTTACATTTGATTTGCTTTTGTTTTCTTCCCGAAAATGTCGTTGTCTATTACCTTGTACCCTTTTTCTTCAAGGAACCGATCAACGACCGGGACATTTAGGCGGGTTTCTCCGTTATGGTTGAACCAACCCGGCAAGCCTTTTGCATCGGACCAAAATTTGAAAGATTGGGAATTGGCGACTTGCTGTTTGAATCCGTAAAACTCGACAAAGCCAAAGTCACGGCGTTCACCTTTCGGATTTATCAAAGTAATCGGTTGTTCCATCATCGCAAACTTTCAATCCTGTTTCGAAACCGGGCCGCATAACCTTCGTTTTTATTCTCCGGGTAAACAAGGATCATTGTATTGGCGTCAATTCTCAATAAAACCTTTCCTTCATCCCGTTTTCTCAATTCTTCCAAGTCAATTGATCCATTCTTGGAAATATCGGCCTTCTTGGGCCGTTTCTGACCTTCGGCGGTCATACCTTCTTTCTTTCTCGGCATATTACTGTGATATGGGTTGTTTTAAAATTTTGTTTATACGGATTGCAATCGCCCGGAAAGTTGGGTTGTATTTCACTTCATCGTCATACTTGTTTAGATAATGAAGCATCGTTGTATGGTCCCGGTGAATATGCCGGGCGATTTCTTTTAATTTCATTCCGGTCTTTCGGCAATGATAAGTGAATATCATGCGGGCGAAAAAGGAATCACGGCATCGGACTTCGGTTGTATATTCTTCGAATTTCAGCCCCATGACTTCTTGAATCGCTCCCTTGATTCTAAAGATTGTTGTTGCAAGATATTTTTCGGATTCTTCTTTCGTTTGAAACAAGACTTTCATTCCCCTAACATCCGCAATGTGTTTTTCGATCATGGCCCCTTTACTCTCAATCCAATTGTCAAGCATATAGATTGAATCACATTCAAAAAGCAATTTCAGATCGAACAACATGTGTGATTCCCAAGGTGCATCAACGCCCAAGCGAAGGTCGAACGGGTTGACAACATCGTGTCCAAGACCTTGCAAGTATGATTCCGCTTGCTTGAATTTTTTCTTTGCTTCTTCTGAAGGAAGGCCGGATATTTTGCCCGAAATGTACGTTTTCATAATTGTTATTTTATTAGTTATCAATTGAATATATTTTTCGGCGGTCTTTGCCTTTTAACTCAAAGTAATTACACATTTCATACAAGCGGCTCGCAACCCGACCTTCGTAACGATCAGTCAATAACTTGTGGTTCATTGGCAAGTTAGATGATATAAGGGTAATTTTATCAGTGAAATCTCCCCGATATTCAAGCAATTGTTTCATGACCCCTATACGATTACCCATGTAAAGGCTTTCGATTGGTTCAGAGCTTGAACCCAAGTCTTGAATTCCAAGAATAGCCCTTTTCTTGTATCTGTCAATTGATCCTTTTTCGGAAAATTCTTCGCAAATTGCGTCAGAGCGAAAACAAGGCCATCGAAGACAATATTGCTCATTGCCGATTGTTACTTGTACGTTGTCAATATCGCAATACGCTGACATTATTTCCAAGGCCCACGATTTCCCGCTTCCGGTGTTTCCTGCAATGTATATTCCTGCTGTCAATCTTCCGGGGATAACCGCTTTCGTTGTTGGGTCAAGGCATTTCATTTCGGGGTCTCCATGAACCCACCGGATCAAATTTTCATATACGAATCTGTTTTCATCGTCAATACAGAACTTCGGATTTCGATCTTTTCCGATTGCTTCGACAACTTGCATTGCGAAAGGCAAATTGTAGGGCAAATATGAATTGCGCATAATTGTATGAAAGAAACCTTTATTTCTTATTTGTCCGATAATGCTTCCTATTTCCATATATCATTCACTTGTTGACCGTTACTTACTGAAATGGGCTTCATGTCTTTGTTGTCATAATTTCCTTCAAGGACCTTGACCCAATTTTTTTCATTGGCAAATAACCAATCGAAAGTTGCTTTCCAACCTCTTAGATTGTCACCCCGGCAAAACTTTGAAGCTTCCATTTTGGCGAAAACTTCTTTCAGTGTTTCAAGGCTTCCTTGCATTTCTTCAAGACGAATCCGAATCTTATTTTTCCGGGCGTCTGAAAGCTTGATTATTGCCGGATAAGATGGACAATGCGTTTGGTATAATTCAACCACTGCTTTGAAATCAACGTCATTCCCCTTTTTTCTTCCGTTTCCGACAACTTCTTCACTTTGTGGGCCGTTTGGTTGTTCGGGTGCTGATTCTTCGGGAACGGGGCTTTCTTGTGGTTCTTCGGCTTGTTTTCCCGCTTGCCAACGGCTTTGTGCTGCCTGTCTTCGTTTATCGGCGATATTAGACCTTTTCTTTAGTCTTTTATTGACCGATTCGGACCAATAGAATTGCCCGTCATTCTTGAACAAATCGAACTCAAACACGACGTCTTTTATCATTTTGGCATCACCGTGTAATTGATAAGCCAACGCACCAACCTTTGACACCTCCAACAATCCGTTTTGCTCGTACAAATTTTCAATGATGCACCAATAGGCCCCCAACCCTTCAAGACCATATCTTTGTTGCAATGCAACCAATTTTGGATCATTTCGGGCGTTGAAATCATGTGAGAAAAAATAGGTTTCTTTTGCCATTGTCAATTCATTTAAAAAGTTTTGTATTTATCCCCCGATCCGGTGAAGGACCGGGGGAAAGGGAAAGCAATGATTATTGTTCAATGATTGCGATCTCCGATGCAATTTCCCGAATTGCGTCAAGTTGTTCGTCGATCACCTTATCCCGAAGGTCTTCTAAAGCTTGGCAAGCTCCCGGTGACATGAGAAACAATTTAACGCTTCTTCCGTTGATTGAAGCGTAGAATTCAACTTCAAGGTCTTCTGCCGGACGTCCTTTGAAAAGCGGGATTCTCAACTTGAATGCACCCGGCAAATTGGAAGTCACGACACCGGAATAACTGTCGGTGAAACTTCCGTTGTCTGCTTTTTGCTTCTCAATTGTGGTGTTGACCTTTGCTTCGAAGTTCTTTAGATCGGTGACAAGCTTCATGTTTTCCGATATGTCCGGGAAAAAGGCACGATTCATTTTGAAGAATTGGCCAAGTTCGTTCGGGTCCCAAGCGCAAGAACTGTCGTTGATTCCAAATTCTTTGAATTTAGGGTGTTTCTGAAGCGTTCCAAGAACTTTCCCTTGCTTGTATTGATCGTCTTCGCAAATCACCAACTTGATTGTCAGATTCTCACGATTTACGAGCACATGACAACGCTTTTGGTTGATCTGATCTTCTTCGGACAATCTCTTTCTCAAGAATTCAAGCGGTGCGCCAATGGTCCCGGACAAATCGACTTTGATTGGGGCCTTTACTTCCAACTCGTTTACTTCACTAACTTCACGAACAACCAATTCGGCTTTTGTTACCCCTTGGCCAAAAACAACTTGCATTTTCTCATTTTCCATGACTTAAAAATTTAATCGTTAATAACTTGAATTTCATTTACTTGATCCTTAAAAGCCTTGCAGGGCTTAAAATGTGGAACAATCGTTTCGGGAACCACAACCGAAGTTCCGGCCGTGATATTGCGTGCAACTTTCGCTTGGCGTCGCTTGGGCGAAAGGGTCCCAAGGCCACGAATGAAAATTGAATCACCATTTGAAATTGCTTCTCTCACAACCTCAATTGCCGTGTTGACCGCATGTTCAACGTCTATTTTGTTTATTTCAGCACGTTCGGCAATTGTGCTGACAAGTTCCTGTTTTGTCATAACTGATTTTTTAATCGTTTGTACCTGTTCTGTTTAACTGATAGATTGTAGTTTGAAGTTCATCGGGGAAAGCCGGACGGGATTCAATCAAATCACCTTGTTCATCGTAGAAACCGACCATCTTTTCTTCGGGATCAATGAACTTGAACAATCGGCCGGAAATGACTTCCCCTTTTTTCTTGATGCACTTCAAAAGCAACTTTCCTTCTTTGGCCAAAGGGTCAATCTTATCTTTGAATTCCTTCATTTTGGCCTTCTTTTCTTCGTCAAGGTCTGCAACTTCAACGTCAACTTCAATCTTTCGGTCTTTCTTTTCCTTCAGTTCTTGCGGTGTGAAGCGTTTGAAATATTCTTTGCTTTCCACGCTATCCGCATTATCTTCCAAGAAAGCAATTCTTTCTTCGTCGGTTTCGTACTCTTTTCCGTATTCCTTTTTCATTTTATTTGATTATTAAGTGAAACATGTCAATGTGAAAATGGTATTTGTTCAACAGAATGAACACTAAGATCAACAATGTGACAATACTGTCAACATAACGCCACCAAAGCCAACGTTTTGGGATAAATGCAAGAAGAATGATTAAAGCAAATAAAACCCATTGTGAAGACATCAACCCGACAAGACAATAGATCAAATAAATGATCCCAATTGATTGATACAAAGTCATACTTGTGCCGATTTCGTCAAAGGACAATTTGCCTTTTTTCTCCTTGTTCAACTTCTTTAATCTCTTGACGGCTGAATGAATGTTCTTTTGTGAGAACAAGACGATCAATTCAACGAAGATGAAGAAGGCAATCAAAATATAAAATACATGTGTCATTGTCTTCAGTTTTAGGCGTTCAACAATAAGGATTCATTTAAAAGGTCGGTGAATGTCTGGCCGAAGTAGATTGCGAGTTCTCGATTTTTAAAGCAAAGCCGAGAACCGACAGACGCACCCGTAAGCGACGCCGCAAGAGACGTATGCGAGCAGCCGACACCCGCAGGGTTGGACATGTCGAACCAAGGATAATACTTGTATTCATTGGAATCTTGCCAATTGGGTTTCCAACCTTCATTCAAGGCTTCGGCGATGATGATCAACTTGTAGTTGGCTACAATTGCCTTTTGATGCTTGCGTGGCAACCCTTTGACTTCGGGAACATCCGTTGAAATCCCCAACACTTGACAAGCGTCTTCGAATGTTTTCACCCGGTCGGTGATGTTGTCGTACAACGCAACTTGCTTTCCGAATAGATCGGACAACACTTTTTTTCCTTCTTTTCCGGCATTGCGGAAAGCGACTAAAAGCGAATCTTGTTTAATCTGTAAAGTTCTCATTTTCAAAATGGTGTTTTATTAAAATTTAAAATCATTCCTTTCTCTGCAATGTGAACCGTCTTTCCGGTTGCTTGGTGAATACCTTCACGGAATTCGGCCGCATTGCTATTGCCGTCAGATAAATGAATCAAAACGATATTGTTGACGGCTGTCAAATCGTTAGAAAGAAGGGCGTCCCGGCATGTGTCAAAAGACATGTGACTTTTCAATGTCCTATCCCGTAACGCTTGGGGAATTCTCCCTTCTGCAATGTTCCTTTCAAGAATGTCAAGACGATAATTGGCTTCAATCAATACGTTTGACAAGTTTTGAAATCGGTTCGGCAAATAGTACGTATCCGTTGCGAATAGCACATTCCCCGTTTCTTCATGTTGGATCAGATAACCGAACGGTTCGGCGCAATCGTGCTTTGTATGGAACGGAAGAACTTTGAAACGTCCGATCATGTAGACCTTTCCGGCTTCCAACGGGTGCGGTTCATGATAACCTTGCCCGTTCATCGCTTGGATTGTTCCGGCTGAAGCATATACCGGAACGGACGTTTTCAAGACTTCGTTGACTGCCTTACAATGATCCTTGTGTTCGTGGGTGATCAGACACCCGGCGACTTTCTGCAAGTTAAAGTCGATTGCTTTCTTAACTTCAATGAAGGAAATGCCACATTCAAGAATAAGGGCTTCCGTTTCGTTTTCAAGGACGTAGCAATTTCCCTTTGAAGAAGAACCAAGAATCTTCAGTTTCATGACTAAAAGCCGGGGCCGGTCACTACTTTAGGCGCATTGTCGCCCGGTTGATTCTGATCATTGCCTTGATCCGTCGGTTGGTTCTCCGGTTGTGCCGGATTGGGTGCGACGGGCGCATCGTCAATATTCAATGTGCCTTTGTTGGCATTTTCTGCTTTCTCCTTTTCAACGGTATCGGTGACGTCTATATATTCAGCGTCAACAATGTCGTGCATTTCTTCAACCGTTTTCATACCCATTGACAATTCGGGTGCATAAGCGTTGGTCCACATTGAAGCGGCACGATAAGTCAACATTTGCCGGGTCATGGTCTGCCATTTGGAACCATTTTTGGTGTACCAACCTTCTTGAACTGCAAGTTTTACGTCAACCGGGGTTGATTCAAGAACATCGGTTGATCCTTTCTTTGTAGTGTACGCAATACATTGAATATTGTCAATTTGGGTTCCGTCGAAGACTTCAACCTTGGATTCATTGCGATAATACCCTTTGCCGCCATTTTGTCCGGGCGTCCAAATTTTGTTATATATGGTATATTCTACCTTTCCAAGTCTCCCAAGATTGGTGAATCTGTATTGAAGTGGATTGAATCGTCCGCATGTGTTCACGGTTGCGATCAAGAACTTTGAGGACCAAGCCGGGCGGCCGTAGATCGGTGTCATGTTCTGCATGATCATAAGCGGATCGGCCCCAATACGCATTGCGATTGATATTGCTATCATGCAATTTGCGATGGCTTTGTTTTCCGGGTTTTTGTCAGAAGACTTGTACATGTCCGGGACAAGTTCAGAGTTGGCGAACATCTTGCAAACACGTTGCATCGTTTCAAACTGTGTCGGATCGAAGAAGTTGAATGTCACAACGTTCGTGTTTTGATCCATTTTTTGAATTTCATTCATTGTTGCGGCAATTTTAAAGGGTTATTTTATAGAGTTTCAAACCTTGATAGTCAACCGGGTCTTTGGCGACGGAAAAGACAATCTTTTTGTTGTTTAGGTCAATATTCATTGACTTGGCCATCCTTTCAAGTACTTTTTGCGCCCCGTTGATTCGCATTGATGTTGCAATTTTGGGATCATTCAAACGGCATACATACCCTTTGCAATCATTCGAAGGGGCCAAATACCAATTGTTTTCTATTTGGCTGCATACAAGAAGGATTTTCGCTTCGGTTACTTTTTCACCGAATAGCTTGTTTTTAAGTTCGGTTGAAATGTAGGCGTTGCCATGCTTGAAATTGATCGTTAAGTGAAACCCTTTTCGTACTCGTTGCTGTTGTTCGGATTCCCCGAAAATTAAAATTTGATCTTCCATGATTTTAATTATTTAATAGTTAATGATTTATCGTTGGAAACTATAAGGTTGATGATTTGGCTTTCAGTTGGGATCAACTGATTGACTGATTCACGGCCATCAATAAATATCGGGGCCGTAACATTGTGGAACCGACAAAGGGCGTTGATAATATCCAACCCGGCGTTGACCTTTTCGGCTGTGTTGGTTGAAGAAATAGGGACCCCGGCCTTGTTAGTTGCGATACACGCTTCAAACTCTCCGCCGTCAATGGTCTTGTCGAACAAATCAAATTTGACCATAGAAAACAGGTTATTGATCCGTGATTCACATTCATTGATTTTTGTTTTCGTGAAATCCATGATCGTAAATTCCTTCTTTTCAAGGTCCGCAATTTGTTGTGCCAATTCGCCGGACCTCTTTTCAAGATCGTCGATTTCCTGTGTGTACTTGGCAATTCTTTCTTTGTCGGACAATGCGGCTTTCAGTTCATCCCGACGGGCTTCAAGCGTCTTTTTTTGTTCTTTCAAATCTGAAGTATCGACGGGCTTCACATCTTCAATCGTGGCTTGAATAGCCTTGATCTGTTTGTCAAGTTCTTGCCATTCCGGTAATTCTTCAGCGATAACAGGGATCGGGGAAGCAATGGACATTCCGGCAATCAGTTCTTCGTACTCCTTGACCGATTTTTCAGCGTTGGCAACCTTTGTTCTTTGATTATCCAATTCACTTTCGGCGGCAACAAGGTCTTTTTGCCTATCTTCCAAAGCTTTTGAAAGGTTTGTACCTTCTTCTTTGATGCGTTCTAAATTCGCCTGTTTGACATCCCAAAATGATTGTTTGGCTTTAGATTGGGCTTCTGCATGATGAAGTTTTGCAGCCGGATCGCCGCACGGGCCGCCAAATACCGGGCAAACCAAACAACCTTCTTTAGCTTCATAAGTTTTAGCTTCTTCGGCAAACCATTCATTCCGCTTTGCTTCAATCTTTTCTTCTTGCTTTCTGATAACTTCTTTCAATGAAGAAACCGTTTGTTCTTGCGTCTTGAATGATGAACGCAAAGAAGAAAGGGTTGTCCGGGTTTCGTTCAATTTGCCTTCAGATTCACGGCGATTTGAATTTTTGGTGTTGGCGTCATTGGCGGCCTTCTGCTTGGCTTCATGGACAACGGCTTGTTGCCTTGTTTTCAAGTCGTTGATTTGGCCCTGTTTTTTCTGAATTTCTTCATATTGTCCACGAATGGCGGCCGACTTGTCGGTCATGGACTTTTCAACGCCTTCGATTTCACTTTCAACGCTTGATAACTCTATTTGAAGGGCGTCAAAGTCTTTGGCTTCCGGCATCAACTTTCTTGTCTGATCAATGCGTGAAGGAATCAATTTCAAATCATTGTTCAACTCTGTTTTCTTGGCTGCAATTTCCTTTTTGTATTGGGCCAAGGTCTTTCCGGTAATCGCATCCAAAAGGGCTTGGAATTCCGGCTTTGAAGCCGCAATTTGTTCGTCACTGATTGTCCCGGCAATGTAGAATAATTGCGAACGCTGATCTTGCCATTTCAGAGAAAGGAAGAAAGAAGGATTGGTGATCATCTTGAAAACGGTTTCATCAATGATCGAATCAACCTTGGACGCATATTCTTTGGCCGTACCGCATTTCACGTTATTGATATAAAACATAGTTTCACACCCGTCGTATGTTTCAACGGCCGTTCCACGTTTGCGAACCCATTTTTGATGATAGACACGCTTCAAGGTGATTTCTTCGCCATTCACGGCAAGCACGCCGCACACTTCAGCGTCAACACGATCAACACGTTTCCCGTTTTCAATTGGTATGATGTTATAATCTTTACGGTCAAGGGAATCTTTGCCGAAAAGTAACCAAATGAAGGCATCAAACATCGTTGATTTCCCGGTTGCATTTGCACCGCAAATGCTTGTTTCATTGGAAAAGTCGATTGACCTTTCCTTTTGTCCCTTCCAATTGACAAGGGATAATCTTTTCAAAATTACATTCTTCATAATGTTGCGGATATTAATTGTTTAAATCATTCTTTTTTAGATAGATATGTAGCCCGATTGCATGTTTTGGCAACGGCTTCAATTTGTATGCGGTCAATCCGTACACTTGAATTCCGATCACCGTCTTTGATTTCATCGACAAGCCCTTCTTCGATCCAACGATCAACGGTCCCTTCACCATAAATTCGGTACGCTTCACGCAATTTCAAGTAAGGCTTTAGGCATCCGGCTTTTGCAAGTGCTCGTTGTGCTCCCAATTCGGCGGCATCAATCAGAGCGTTCAGATATTCCGTTTCCGTTTGCGGCAATTGTATTCCCATTATCAGTTGAATTTTTTGCTAATGCTTTTAAAAGCCGGGAAGCGTTGTAAAAATTCCCAAGAACAAACCCGTAATAAACGACGTGTGCGGTTATTGAATTATCGGCGGGCGTTCCAAATAGAAGCACTAATGATACGGCGAAATATAGGCCGATAGCTATCAATTTGATTGTTGCGTTACATTTCATAATCGTTGCGGTATTATGTTATAATTCAAGTAAATAGTCAAAGTCATGTTCTCCTTTTCGTCTTGCTCTTCTTGCACGGCATTCGACTTTCTTTCCTGTCTTGAAAGTTCTAATGTTTTGTGCGTTTGTGAATTCGGTTGATACAACCAAAAGAAGCAATACAAACGTTATGACTTTTCTTTTTAAAGGTGATAGGTCAAACGATATGTTGAAATGCACGCAAAACCACCATGCGGAAAGCTCGTTGGACTTCGTGACCCCGGCCTTTTGATATATGGATCGGGCGTGATTCTCCACCGTCCGGTTGTCGATGAATAGTTGTGAAGCAATTTCTTTTTTGGTTGCTCCCCAAGCGATCAGTTCGGCAACTTCGGATTCCCGCTTTGTAAGCGTTGCATTTGCATTCATATCATTGCCCCCAAACTTCCTTGATTCCATACTTGGCGAAGGTTTCTTCAATCGCCTTTGCTTCACTCACTTTGGGTTCGACCTTTCCGTTTAGTCGATTCAACCAAGCCACGTTCGTAGTGATCCCAAGTGCGGTCATAACTTCAGACTTTACGTTTGAAATGTCCTTTTGCATTACTTGGGAAAAACCTTTTTGAAATGAAAATTGCTCTTTGCTCATAGTTGTGATATTTTGTTTTAAATTAAATATTGATGATACAGGGGTTTTGCCCGACAAATCTTAGTTCAAAAATGATTCTATCAACTTCTTTTCACTATTTACCCAAACTCCGCCGTTACTTAACCATTTTTCGGAATAGCACCCACCATCTTGGATAAACCTTCGCATTGTATCAAATTCTTTGCCGTCAATACTGATAACCAATTTAAATATTTTGCAAATCGCAATACAATTGCGATACTTCGTTGAAGGCCTGCTATTATCTTCTAACAGGGAAGAAGTCAATACTTGATAATCAACCTTTACTCTTTCATCGTTAACTGTTACTGATTTAGTCATAACCGTATTTTTTTAATTTGTTAATACTCTGATTTCAACTTTCACCTTTACATTTATTGTGTATTGGGGAATTTGACGTATATTCGTCATTTGTTGATGATTATTTTCTCTTTACCTTTGCAAAGTGAAACTTTCATGCTGCAAATATAAAGATAGTTTCGATTCAATTGATATAAAATCGAAAGAAACTTTATATCAATACTGTTAAATTATGTTTTATGTCTGATATTGAAAGAGTTATAAAAGTTGTTGATTGGCTGATTTTTGAAAAGATTGTCACGTCAAGAAAGGATTTGGCCTTGAAAATGGGTTATACGGAATCTTCTATGTCCCAAATTCTCAATCAGAAAGTTTCGTTATCGGATAGATTTATAAAGAAACTTTCGAATTTAGACGAAAGACTGAATCTTGATTGGATTTTAGACGAGAAAGGGGAAATGTTGAAATCTGAATCCATGAAGGACGAAAATTCAGATTCTCCTAACATGATGCCACCAATTAGCAAAGAAGCCTTAGTTGCACTTGGTGCGGAAGCTTTCGAAAAGAAGTTGCTTGATATGTTTCAGAAAGGGGAAATTTATTCGGCGGCAACTGTTAGGGAAAAGGATTTGTTGATTCATGAGCTATTTATCAAGGTTGGAAGGCTTGAAGCTAAAGTTGAAGAACTTGAAAATAAAAAAGACGATGTCCCGACGGAAGAACATGTAACTTGTGCAAATGTCGGATAATCAACGCTTTCGGAGATTTTTATATTGTTCCAAAGTTTTAGCAAAAGCAATGCAAATGCAATGCAAATGTGATTTTTTGCATAACAAAGGCCTTTTTTGAGTAAAAATACTGTATAAAAATTGTAAACAATTAGAAAATGCTAATTTTGTAATGAAAAAGATAATTAGGTGGTGTTTAATAAATTGCAATTTTAAAATTATGCAAAAGCAATGCAATTGCATCACGTTTGCAATGCAAGTCGTTTTACTCTAAAGGAAAGATATATATAGAATATATAAATATATTCTTAGTAATAACTAACGTTATTACCCTAAAGGTGGAAACTCAAAAAAAAGTGGATATGATAAAAGTTGAAATAGAAGGGTATTACAATCGGCCGGAATTTTACCCGTATATGCCGAAGGAAATTTTCGACAAGCTTGAAGCGGCCGCAATGCAGGGCGAAGATTTGGCCGAACTGCCAAAAGAACTATTTGAAAAAATGGTTGAAGACTTTGAAAGCCAAAAGAAGTAATTTGAAAAAATGCAAAGATGGAAGCAAAAACATTAAGGCCGCAAGCCAAATCAATACAAGGACGTTTTTTTGAAGCGATCAACACTTTGATTGCTTCCGGCAAACTTGAAGGGTTGCAAACCTTCTGCAAGATGTACGATCTTCATCAACCGAAATATTCCCGGTTGCGATCCTCAACAATGGACCCAACGAAAGAAAGCGCATACAAATTGATTGATATTGATGCGCTTGCTTATTTAGTCAAAGACTTTGGTATATCTTCCGATTGGCTTTTGCTTGGTCGGGGGAAAATGTTTAAATAGTGAATTATGAGCATAGAAGACGAATTAAACGGATCAAACCCTTGGGCGAACGACGATATGTATTCTTCGCTAACGATCCAAGAATTGGGGGAATTTCAAAAATGGTTTTTTGAAAATTGTGTTTGTTTCGATAAACATATCGACTACAACCCTTTGATTAAATTGTGTGATCCTCTTTTAGGATCGGGGTGTTATGGGAACGGGCAATTTGTAGCATTGAACAATGGGTTTGAATATGCTGAAGGGGTGGTCGCTCACGACGGCAATTATACGGGGGGACACATTGCGCATGGTTTTAATGTAAGAAACGGGAATATTGCTGATTTTTCATTCAAGAAGATCACGAAAGAATCACCGCAATACCTTTCTGCAATGCCGGACAAGTATTATGGGATAATCATTCCCGATGATTTTATTAGGAAAATGCAAGAAGGAAATGACACGCCGTATGAACTTCATAGACCGTTATTGATTGATTATTGGCGAAGTTTGAATAAAGAATAATTGTTTAACTAAAAAACAAAGTGTATGTATAAGTATATTATAACTGTTCATTTGAATGAAAAAGTGTTAGAGGTAATTATTGAAATGAACATTAAACTTGATGAAGGGCAAGTTGCCCCCCTTGTTCCTTATGCTCTTAAACAACAATATCCGGAGATTAAGGATATAACCGGATATAGAATTACAAAAATTAAAGTGGTGCATATTAACGCTTAATAAAATCAATTACTTTACGATTAGCTTCGTCAATCAAGGACCAATCTTTTGCTATATAAACATCGGCCATCTTTAAACCTTCATCGACATGATTCAAGGAAAGGTTGATGTCGTCTTTGGAGACTCCGCAATTGTTCCGGGCGATTGTGGCCCAACTGTGGCGGGCGTAGTATGTGGTCAAGTTTACTTCGAATCCGCATTTTGCCGCAAGTTTCTTCAAACCCTTGTTGACGTTGTTTCCGAATGTATGCGAATCGCAATATCTCTTTGAGAAATCAAAAAGATATTCGCCGGACTTGGCCCGGTATTTTTCAATAAGCGGCACGGCTTCGGGTTCAACCTTGATCGAAATGAAAGCTTGATCCCGGCGGCGGCCTTTTGTTTTTCGGCGTTTGTACGAAAGTCGGCCATCCCTGTAATCTGAAACCTGCATGTCGTAAAGGTCGGCCATGTTGATTCCAACAAGATAAAACGATAGCATGAATACGTCACGGGCAAATATTGTACGTCCGAGTTCCAATTCGGTTTCGCTTATTATTGCGATGGCTTTTATTTGCTCAATCTTCAAATTGCGCTTTTCGGGTTCCGGCGGCTTTTGAAGTTTGTATTTTCGGAAAGGGTAATGTGCGATCAAGACTTCGTCCTTTTCGTCGTCGTTGAATTCGTTAATTGCTGCATTGAAAAGTATGCGCACATTTGTCATGTAGTCAAAGACACCCACGTCGGACAAAGGCTTTTTCTTTGTTGTCACTGTTTTCCCAAACTGATTTTTTCTTTTGATTGTTCTTTCGCTCCGAAGATGCTTTTCAAACTGCCCTAAAAATTTCGATGTTATTTCAGTGATGGCTATTTTTTCTCTTCCGTTGCAAAAGTCAATTATTGCATTGGTTGCGGTTTCCAAGGTTTGCGCCGTAGAAACCCGGCCTTCGTTTCTTAACCGTTCGCAATGCTTGCGAGCAAACGCAATAAAATCAATCGAAGAATCGGAACCGGGTGTTGTTTGTTTCTCGAAATATTCGGCAAGTTCCTTGGCGGTGTATAACTCGATGCGCAATCCGAGCTTTTGCGATTTCAGTTCTTCATACTTGGCGATCCTCCGGTCAAGTTCACGGATGATGAATGAATCCTTCAGCGCAAACGTCTTCTTGTTGATCTGTTTGTCCGTTACATAGAATTCAGTCTTGATATATCCGTATTGACGTTTCCAACACACACGGATCGAAACGGGGTATTTTTCATCGGCCCGTCTTTGATGCTTATAAATACAAATTTTAAATGTTGCCATAATTGCTTTGAAGGTTCCGTGATACAATCGTAACACAAATTTCCGCAAAACTACCCAAATTTGAGGGTGTTTGAAATAACGTAAATTCGCTATGAAAGTTTCAAAACCCTATGAAAACCCTTTGAAAACCCCATGAAAAAAGGCGCCCAAGAGTGGAAGCCTCCTAAACGCCTAATTTTATCTATGTAGCGGGACCCGGGATTGAACCGGGGACCTCATGATTATGAATCATGCGCTCTAACCAGCTGAGCTATCCCGCCATCATTTCCTGTTTGCGGGTGCAAAGATACAGCTTTTTTTGAAACTGCCAAAATTTTTGCGTTTTTTTTCTATGTAGCATGTAAATAGTAACTTGGCGTATAAATGGTAATGCGCACAATTATTCTACGACAGAAAAAACAAGTAATATGTAGGATCTATATATCCAATGCGCAGGACATATAGAACTGACTTGCAGAATATGTAGATCCGTTACTGTGGACTAAATAGTTAGTTCATAGAGCCGACTATTTGTTTTTTTGTCTGTAAAATACTTTATTCTGATGATCCAAAATATTTTGTTTAGCATATTGATACGCCGTGTTTCAAGTAGCGATACGAAGTGCACTCATGCAAGGGTGGAGGATAAGTTTAGTTTATAACAGAAAAAGCAAGTGCATAATTTATTAGATTAAAAGTATACATCGTTGGATGTAATTGATGTTATTTGTTAATTTTGTAGCAGAAGTAAACTTGATAGAAATGGCGATGAATAAAAAACTGTATAGGTCGATACTATGTGGATGGATTGCCGCTTTGGCTTGCATGGCATTGTTGTGGTGCGTAGCTGTATGCCACAGTGCCAGGCAAGGGAAGGTAGCTGTGAAAGAAGTTGCAAAGGAGAATTTATGCGAGGCGGTGGAGCTGGAATTGGACAGGGAGTTTGAAAGAATGAAGATTCCTTATTCGAGGTTCTTTGGAGAGAAGAAACATACTAAAAGGCTGTCTGTTACCGAAAAAGGAATGTTTGAAGTGATGATTGATTCAGTGAAAGAGACTCAAGCTTTGTATTCATTGGAGGTGATGGGCGCCAAGGTTGACGTTTTGTTTTCTTTAGATAGTTTTCCCTTGGAACGGATTTACGATAATTGGCAAGAAAGAATAAAAAATAGTCAAAATGGTGTTTCGTCAACTTTATTTTTGAAGAGAACCCCGTTGGGAGAAGATGCCGCACAAGAATCATACTTGGGAGATAGCACTATTTGTTTCCCGCAAAATGAACTGGGGACTTATTATTTGGACTGCATGTATACCACGGTGCTGACAGCATACCTGTTACCCGCTTTTTGGCAAAGTGTTGATTGGACCTCCACTTGGGTTTTGCTGTTATCTTGTGTTTGGCTTATTCTGTTTTTTAGTTTACTAGTCTGGTTTATGATACTGAAACTGCGAAAAAGGAGAGCTACCGGTACATCGGTTCAGGATACCTATCAGATTGGAGAATATGTTTTTAATATACTAAAGCATACATTGACCTGCCAGGGTATTGAGAAACCTTGTTCTTTACAGAATAGTAAGTTGCTTTATGCTTTTCTGACGGCTCCTGACCACTTTCTTACGTACGATGAGATAGCCAAGGTGTGTGGTTGGTCTTTGGATAGTGCCGGTTTAGGAGAGCGACGCCGGAATGCAATTCGGAATTTACGGGAGTTATTTGATAATAAGGTGGATTTTCTATCGCTTCCGGGAAAGAAGGCATGCCAGATGGTAATCCCTAAACAAGAACACGCGAAAGGATAATTGCCTGAAAATAAGGCGTGATATTTTTGTCACGGCATGGTGGGAAAGAAAACGATAAAATTTCCACCTTCTTCTATGCAACGTTTCCTACCTTTACTTGCATTAAACAATATAAAATGTAAAGGAACTATGAGAAACAAAATGAAATTTATCGGAATTGCTATGATCTTGGTTGTTGTGGCCTTAGGATATAGTAAAAATCGGCAACCTGAGAATTTGGACACTCTATTATTAGATAATGTGGAAGCTTTGGCTGCCGGCGAAGCAGCAGATGGCGGAGATTGTATAGGTTCAGGTTCTATAGTTTGTCCCTTTAATAATACTGAAGTTGCTCATGTGCTTGTTTATTATAGCCTGCCTCATTAG